CGATATAACGAGGTAGAGAAGTAGCTTCTCGAATGGGCCACAGTGTCGCTCATGGCCCCAATCCTCCGTTTCCTTACTGGGCTTACCGTCGCTCTCAGCTGGCTCACCGAGACACAGGTTAGTAAGCCAAGTCAGCGGGTAGCGCCTCTGGAAGACTGCTGAATGTGCATCCCAATACGGTGACTTCCGCCATCGCATATCAGACGTTTCATCGCGTCGCTCCAGGAACTCCTTGTGCGCATCCTCTACGGCCTTCTGCATCGACCCACCGTCTCTGGAATCCCAGAGGCTCGGTAGCTCATCCCAGAGGTCCTGGTGGCACAGCGCTAGGTACTCATTGTCATTAGTGAGTTTATCGCCTTTACCGTTTTCAATACGCCCGTACCCATCATAGGTACCTACGACTGGAAACGTGAGAGGTAGCCATCGCTCACACGACAGCTCTTTGAACTTTGTCGGTTGTAAATGCCAGCCAGCAACTGGGGCGCCTTCGTTAATGGGGATGCCGCTTAAGCAGCAATGTAGTGAGAAGTGTCCCATTAGGAGATTCCGTGTAGAAGTGATGCGTCGTGACCCATAAGCATCTCTGTGATTTCCCTCAATGATTTCTGCGCCGTAGTAAGGCGGAGATACGACTCAGAGAGGTACTTGTTACGTGTCTCCCTGGTACCGGAGATTCTGGCTAGATCCAAACGGGTGTTCAGCCATTCAACAGTTGTCTTCAGTGTCTGCATCTCCTTCCACAGAATGCTCATTTCGTCATCGGTCATGTGTTTCCTTGAGTTTGAGTATCGCTGAGTCTATGGCTTCAATCTGATCGAAGCTGAAGCTACCGATCATCTTATGGTTCACGAATACTTGGTACTTCTCTTCCATGGGAAAGTAGACGCAGCGTGCATCTTTATGTGCTGCTGTCAGTTCCTTGGTCTTTGAGGCGCGGTGATCAATAAGAGCCTGTAACTCAGAATCTGGACAACCCCAGTAGCACCTCATCGTGCTGCCTTGGGTTTACGCATCTTCTCTAGTTCGATGATCTTCTTATGAGCCCTCTCAGCTCCATTCTCGATGACCCATTGCTGATGCTTTATTTTCTCGTCTAACTCCTTATCCGGGAGATACTCAACTTTATCCCAATTGACCGAACGGGCTCCACCGGGTAGTGGCCCCAGGTGCTCCTGGACTTGTTCGGACATCTCATATTTATCATCAGAATCATATAGCTCTACGTAGCGCTCATCGCACTCATAGCCACCATTACCGACATACCAAATTTTGTACCAGCCCATGTGTTTCCTTGTCCCTGGGTGGTTAGCCCAGGGGTTGTGTTTGTTTTTAGCTATCAGATCACTTCGGCGTAATGCTTGATACCGTTTGGGTTCCAGTAAAAGCCAGTAAAGCCTTCTATGGCGGCGCTGCATCTCTGGTGCTGACCGAAGATACAGTCACTAGGTATCCAACCCTGGAATACATTTTCGCACCACTGCTCGTAGCTCTTACCGCCTGCCCCAGTGGGCAGTGGTATGTTCTTGAGCGCCTCCATCATTCTCATAAAGGCAGTTTCATCCCTGCATTTGACTACGACGTTCTCGTTCTTATCGGCGTCCCCATGCATGAGGTTCAGCTCGATTTCGTACTTGTCCTTGGGATTCTTGGGGTGTTCTACTGGAGTCAGCTTGATCACTAGGCCCCCAGCAGCTCTAGAGCACTATCCCAAGCCTTCTGCTTTAACTGCAATCCAGTACCGAAGTTAGCGGTCTGGAACCGCCTAGCAGCACTACTGGTATCGCTGACATCGTGGTGATCAACGTACTCCGTGCAGGCCTGGAGGGCTGCCCAGAGGGTGTCCTTGATCTCTGGAGCCGCGCATGTCGGGGAGTCCATGATTGAGTCGAGCTTCGTAATGATCTTCGTTTCCCTGCGCATAGCCTTGACCCGTTCAGCCTCGTCTAAGCCAGCTGGGGCCTCTAGGCCAAATACCGTGCGCCAGTAGGCCTGGGAGTCCTTTCTAGCCATATCTTTGTCTGCTAGGGCCTCGGACACCGCTTTCGTCGATTCTGCGTCCTTGACGATATCTGAGTACGCCCCGACGACACCGGCTAGGATGGCGTCTAAGCTACCATTGTGACGGATCGAGAAACCCTCTGAAAGAGCGACATCACTGTAGTCCCCTTCAGTGGCACGCCGTAGACGCTCTGCTTCATTGCCGGCAGTAGCCATACGCAGCGTATTCCGGCAAACGACTCTAATTGTAGTTGGGGTAAGCATTAACGACTTAGCGTTACCGTGACCATTGGTGATCAGCATGTAGGTCTTAATGGCGTCGTTCTTCACGTTATAGACCAAGTCCGGCATGTAGCCCATGGTCCACACGATCTGACCGCCCCTAAGCGCCCCAGCAGTTTCCCACACAACGTGTAGGTCCTTAGCGATAAGACGCATGGCCTTGACCATCTCGTGGTTCTGGAACACTCTGTAGCGCTCTCCAACGATGGATAGCGGGAAGCCGGTATCGCTGCGCTTCAGGACCTTGAAGCCCGGGATAGCTTGGAAAGCGCCATCGGCACCTTCGTGGTTATTAGCGGCGAATACCTCCTCTTGGAGTACCTCCCAGTTCAGACCAGCCTCAACGAGGACTTGGTCATCAGTAATCTCTGCTTCTAGTACCTTACCGAGCTTGTGCCACGGGGTCTCCCGGAGGCTAAACATCTCATGGGTACCGTCTTTACGCCTACTTAGTTCATGGCATTCAGCGGTCATGTGAACTGACTCTTTCTTTCAGTGATAGTGATAGTCTTAGGCCATCCGGCCCAATCCTTGGTGGTCCCGTTAATGACATCAACGTCAAGCATGGACCTAACGACTTCAATGTCACTGGCACTAGCCAGCTCCTCTGAAGCCTTATCCTCACGGGACTGCATGTAGACAACATGCTTGATCCCGAATGGGATAATGAAGTCCTTCATACAACTGTGACACGGATAATGGGTTACATAAAGAATACAATTCGATAAGTCACCTAGTGCCAGTGCAGCTTTACGGATAGCATTGGCTTCAGCATGAATGGCGTACTGATACTTGTTCCCCGGGGAGTACGCGTCTCTGTTGTCCCAGATGGACTTCAGATCCGGCACCCCAGGCGGCAAGCCGTTGTACCCCAAGTAGATGGCTCCACTAACTGGATCATAGACCCCAGCACCTACTTTGGTTCTGGGGTCTTTTGATCGTATCTGCGCCCATAGCGCAGTTACTAGTAAGCACGAGACATCGATTGGGGCTGCTGAGACGTAACAGTCGTCGCTCACTTAGCCTCTGCCATCCACATTCGGGTAGCCAGGAGACGATCAATCATCTCCCTAGTAGCTTCCATGGGGTCCTTACTGAGATCCCATAGTGTGGCGACGGTGCGCCAGTCATTGGAGCTGCTGAGGAACTTCCAGATATCCAGGACCTCGGTGTCGGGCTTGCACCAGCATGGTAGCGACGCATTGGTGCGTGCCAAGAAGCCGGTGAGCAATGCACGGTCAACGAATGGGTTGACGCCGGTCACAACGAAGTCGTTGCGATCCACGTCTACCGGTAGACCCAGTTGCTTGATGCGGATCTCATCACCGACGAAGCGCTGTACCTTGAGCTTCTCCGGTAGCTGGCCTACCTTGGCTGGAGTGTAGTATGCCAGCGACAGGTCTGTTGGGTAAGCGAACAGGGGATCAGCTACGATCTCTGACTGGATCTTGAATAGCTTCTCCTGGAACTTCTCATCGTATCCCTTGGTCGTCGGCAGCATGTTACCCATGGCCGGCTGTGGGATGAATGGATCGATATTGGGGTATAGCTTAGTCGAGTTGACTACAGCGATTACGTATGTTGTCATTTTGCTTCCTTGTACTTGTTATTCTTTATCCACCAATCGTATGCAGTTCTGAACACCTTGGGATACTCATCCCAATAGTCTCCGATAATGGCAAAACATCTACCATTACCGTCACTGTTCAAGAACCCCTCTAAGTCCTTCTCTAGGTCCTCGTGGAACTGATTCTCTTTCTTAGCGAAATCCAAATACCAATCCAAGAGCGCCGGCCATTCACTGGGCTTAACCGTACCTTGGTAACTATCGTCGCACCATTTGAAATGAAACGACGCCACATGGACGTTATCGTCTTCTTCGAGGATAGGCTCATAATAGATACCGAAGTAGGCATCATCAAAGAGATTACCCATTACCGACTCAAGATTCTCCCAGCCCTCTAGAGTCATGTAAACGTGGAGCTTGTTCATCAACGAGTAGAATACCATGTCATTGACCTGGTTGAGATCCCACAGCTTCCGTACTATAGCTGGTTTCTGATCGTTCTCGTAGTCCGCCTCGGTCAACGTCCTTATTTTAGATATACGATCTTCGACATCCTTACGAATCATAGCCATGACGTTCTCTTTAGTGAACTCAATCATGGACTATCTCTACGTCTTGTATAACTACTGTAATACCTAGTTTCTTGATCAACTTTAGCCAGAACTCGGTGTTCATCTCGTGGCCACTGACGTGGGCGTAGTGCTTACCATTGATCTCGAATACTGATCTATCGTGGAAATCGTCATTAAGTATTGTTAGCTTTGTCATTAGTTCAACCGGGGATCGGATTTCTTGTAGTCATCTAGCGTCTTATCGAAGGCCTGCTTAATGATCTCCATGGACTTCGCGGGATACTCATCAGTGGCGTCACGCACCATAAAGGTCAGGACGGAGTTCTCGGCTCCATTCACGCCTTTCTTAGTAGTCGTGATAGTAATCGATGCTTTCTGATTGACGCTCTCAGCAAGGATGTATCCCAGCATCTTCATCAGCACGGCAACGTGAGTTGGATTCCGCTGTACCGCAGCTATGTACGAACTGATGGTGACATCGTCGTTATTGCTGGCATACGCGTCTACCAGTTTATTGAATACGCCTTTAAGGCTGTTGGCAGCCTCCAATAACTCAGAAGAGGAGAGCTGTTCGCCCTCCCCTTCCTGTTCTGCATCTTCTTGTGGTAGCATTATCGCATTCGCTCTTTGATTCGTTGGCAGCTGAGTTCAGCCCTGCGTAGGACCTCTTCATCTACTTTACAGAAGTCTGGATGGTCTATAACCGCTTGCACCTGTGGGCTACAGTCCCACACGACGTTGGTTATTCCTGAATCACGAAATGCTTTCTCTAGCTCTTGTATGTCCATATGTTCCTTATTCGTCGAGTACTTCCTTGGCACTGACATAAATACGCTTCCGCAGTCCGTGCTTGGCATGCCAGAGGAAGCCGGTTAGGCGCCGCTGGGAACCGATATAGCCCATTTCAGCGGACCAAGCATCTGGAGATACCAATGACTCCATATGCTCCATAACGACACCGTGCATGGACTCCACGACGTTTCGGTGGATATGACCCATGAACCAATGACGTACCGTTGTGTCGCCCCAAGCCTTGGGCTGTTCGACAGCCATCAAGCTAGGGAGATCCTTGGGCTTGACGAGGTGTCCATGGTGGAAGCCCAGTAGGACTGTACCGTGTTGGACGTATTGTCTCGTGGCTGGAGTGTTTACGACTTCGACACGCTTCTCATTACGGTAATACGCCTCAAGTAGTCTCGACAAGTGGAATGATGACTCCCAGTCATGGTTACCGGGGATCACGACGAGTTTGATGGAGTTACACCGTGATGCGATGAGGTTAACGCAGGTATGTAGGATGCGCGTGGCGACTTCCCAGATCTTGAACTGTCTGGAGTCAACATCGAGGTGGTTACCTCCGCGCTCAGTGATGGCTTTGCGGGTATCACTGTGGAACAAGTCACCGCCGCACACCAGTACGGCTTTACCGAATTCGCCGGCTTCGGCTACCAACTTAGTAATGGCTCCAACTACGAGCTTCTCACAGATCTTGAGATCGTAGTCTTCACCGGTCTCTGAGGCATGCGCCAACATGCCGATATGCTGATCCCAGAGACCGACGTGGAACATCACGTCATCCGGTAGGTCCTTATCGGGCTTCGGTAGCTTGGGGCACTTGCCCTCGACTTGGGCGCATAGCTCGTCAGCCACTTCCTGTAGAAGCTGAGCCTGAGGAGCTAGCTTGCGCCATTCCCGCTCGATGTTGCCTTCACCATCGTATTGTACTGTAGTCCGTGTAGTTCTGTGTCCCTCGGGAACCGGCACGGGCACCATTGCGCCGGGGTGAATACCCAGTAGGCGTTGAGCGGCTGCTAGCCGATCTCTAAAGGTTGACCGTGGGATACCGAGTTCTCGTGCTGCTGCTCTACCACTGCGACCAGCGTCTTCCCAGGCTTCTAGGGTGTCTTCGGCTAGTTCGCGTGTCATGATTTCCGGCATAGTAATCCTTCTTTGGAATGATTCCTGAGGTTATATAACCTCGGGAGTGATAATCAAGCCGCCGTAGTGGCGACCTTTACTTTCTCTTCTCCGACTTTCCAGGCCCAGTGAACCGCGATGAACTCTCCTAACATAGCTTCGTCGCTTAAGTCAGCGGGGTGCCTGTAACCTTCCTCATCTGAAATACGCTTAACGGCCTCTCTAGTAAACTCGATGGCCTGTCTACGAGTCAACGTAACCAGGGAGTCACCGCCAGTGAGGTGTTGCTCATTGAATTGGTACAGCTCGTCATCCCGGGGTAACAGGACAACGGGAGGGGTCCTATCGGATTCCACCTCAATGTGATGCTTCAGCAGGCACTCGTCGATGAGAGCCTGATTTCCTGTCTTCATGGCGTCATGGTAGGCCTGGATAAACAGGACGGCCCGCTGGAGGTTCGTAAATGGATTTGCGTTAGATACGTTATGTAGTGACCGACCGGTGTTCACCCAAACTATGTAGCCATAAGCATCTACGTGAATATAGTGACCTATGCACAGGGTCTCTACTACGGTCGCATTCTTGAATAATTGGTCGATTGGTGGGAGTTCTGGAGTAAAGGTAATGCCTTCGAACATGCGCTCTCCTCTGGGGTCCTGGGACCAGCAATTATAGGTACGGCACGGTGGTATAGCAAAGCTATGCTAAACGCGACACAACTCGTTGACATGAATCGGGTTAACCTGTGGTAGCACCACGTTATCAGGGAAAATATACTCAATTAATCCACCGTTGTAAACCTGCTTGATAGCGACCATGTCTTTGGGCGACATAAACCACGTCTGTCGCGGTGTTGAAACAGCAACGCAGCCACCGTCAAGCTTCCACTTGAGCCCAGTCAGGATCCTCAAATACTTCAGCACCGTAGCCGTGGGATACCCATTACAGGTCGCCCAGATCTTGTCTGGCCCTATCCTGATGAGATCAGTCTCATAGGCCTGTATGAAGAGATCCTCGGTCTGAGCGACATCACTGCGATGTACAGATAGGTGGCTCCTACCGATACGCCGTGATACCCTAATACTGAGCCAGCTCTCTACGGTATGCCTGCTGTAAACGTTAAACGGCAAATCTGCTGTGGAGACCATTCAGCTTCCAATTGACTTGATTGTTGTACTCATCTAGCTTCCCGATCTTATTGTGGTACTCCCGGTTACCTCTCCATTCCATGGGGAACGCCTTACGCCGGTCCTCAGTGTCAAAGGCTGTTACTGAGAAGGCCCTATGGCAATTATGGATATCCGCTAAGGCCCTGAGCCTACTAATGGAGCTGTCGCAGGACCTCATGGCATCGCGGAAGCTGTCTACGCCACAGATCAGCGTATGACTCTTGGGGATGCCGTACCGTGAACTAGCTATGTTAGTATCATGGTTCAAGCCGACGTAGAGGACTTGATTGACGCTGTGCTCGCAGAACTCCTTGGTCTGCTTGTCGCAGGCCACTGCTTCACTGTCATCGTTTCGATTAAATCTGATGACTACAACGACATTGCGCTTACTACGGTCAGTTGCCTCGTATACCTCTAGAAGCGAGTCGCAGAGGCTGAGGGTTCTTGACTCCCCACAGAAATGTGAGCCCGATATAGACAGGGGGCGCCGCCGTAACCAATCACGGTAGTAACCCGCCCCATACAGTCGATACATGAAATCGCCGTACCGGTTCTTCTGCTGGTTGTATACAATCTCCTGGATCCCCAGCGCTATAAGAGCTTCGTAGCCCAGTATAGCGGCTGAGGTATCAACTACGAAGGTTACGGCGACATCACCGAACTTCAGCGGTTGTCCGGGTATATCACGTCGATGTACATCCACTTGACCCCCCATTCCTGCGCTGAGTGATACGTCCTGAACTTAACATCTATCTGGACAACGCCTTGCCGGTGTGAACGTCGAATAACGCTTCCTCCAGGCGAATCCACTTCCCAGTATTTGTCGCCATGACTAACCATGTACCCTGGCACATAAATCTGGGTTCCCTTGGGAAACTGTTGGTAGTATGCTGCGATGTTGTATGTCGCACCTCGATAACCATGTTGCTTGTAGTACTCCTTGTCCTGAGGGTCCTCTGGTGAGCACGCCGTTACCTTGGCCCAGATGCGGTGGACATTGATCTCTGGTTCCGCTGGTGCAGGCTCTTCGACCTTAATCGGTTGTTCGACTGGGTCCGGGCATGGTACTGTGTACGGTGTAGTTGGTGCATCCTTAACCTCTACCATGGGGGCAAAGAGTGTAGATGCTGTCAGGACTAGGAGTCCTAACGCTTTAGCGAATATCATGTATGGTTTCCACGAGGATTTGTGCTGCTTCATTGATGTGTGTGTCTTTGCTGATCTCGTCGAGCTTCAGCCGTAGTGGAGCATGCGCCGCTGCGGCGGCGGCAATCATACTGGCCAAGTAATCACCATCGGGATTGGTCTTCTTCAGCTCTTTGTTGATCTTGTCCCTAATGGTCTCCAGAAGCGTGGCGCCGTTCTCATCGGCCTTCGGAATGACCAACGATGTCTCCTGGATCTTGCCTCGGACGAGGGCTGAGTCGATCTTTAGAGCCAAGAATTCGAGACAGGCATGGGCGACTTCACCGATATTGGCGTTCTCAAAGTTCTTACCGAACTCCGGCCGATCCTGGGTGACCTTGTCCATCTTGTCATCGAGATCCTTGTACCGGATACGACACAGCTTAATGGTCTCACGGAGACGGTAATTGGCTTCCTTCTTCTCTTCGTCGGTCCCGTCACGGGCCTTCATGAAGCCTTCGAGTTCTTCACTGATATCGGTATGACAGACCTTCAGCACCTCAAGCATGACTGGGTCCATGCCCTTATCAGCTTCGGCACCTTGGGTGGCTTCAACCTCGAAAGCCGGGGCAATCGGTACAACGAAGGCTAGAGCCCATTCACGGCCCCACAGCATCTTGCTGACATCGATTGGTAAGTAGCACTCACCATCATCGAAGCCCAGAGGCTGGTATAGGTCCTTACCGACCTTAGCGAATACGGCCTTAGCATCCTTGGGATCACTGAAGAAGCCGGTCTGCTCCCAGGGTCTGTCGCCGTTCTGCCGAGATAGGGTAGCCCCATTCTTGAAGGTAGCTGCGAACAGCTTTTCTAGGGCGCGTCGGACATCATCAGAATCCGGGTTGTCAGTGGTACGGCCAGCGGTTTGAGGCTCATATAGTTCGTCTAATACAAGCTTGACCATGCCGTCAGTAACGAAGGACTCTGGCTTACTGGACTTCTCGTGGATATCCATGAGCCAGCTGAACAAGCGGTCATGTGACTTCTTGCCTTCCTCACGGATCTCTGGCTTCTCCGCAGCTATCTCGAAAGCCTTATCGGCGTGGCTTCGGATCTGCTTATCGTAATCGGCGTGCTTGGCATGCGGCGTAGTTTTTGGCATATTCTTACCTTATTTCTTAAGAAGCTTATTACGCCATGCGCGCAATACGTAACCGTTAGGGAATTCGATCATAAAAGTTCTAGCTGTCGTACAGTACATTGGGGGTATTTCGCTCATACCGAGCGAAATAAAGTATGCCGCATCCTCTGATGTAACACTATATGGTGACGTAAATAATACAATTGCGCCGGCTTTAGTTTTATAAGCCTCGGTATGATCGAACTTATTTGTGATACCGGCTTTATGAGCATACCATTTAGTCAAGCCCTTCGAACAACGTAAGCTCTCTCTATTGTCTAATATCTCTTTGGAGTGCATATTGGGATCTGTGCGGCCAGAACCCCAGTATGAATCATCGTAGATTTCGTGAAATACCCTTTTCGCGGCGGCTGTTTTAGTCATTTCCTTTAACCTTGTTATCCTATATAGGTTTTGTTTTCTTGCCGCTTGCCGGATGGCTTGACGGCGTCACATTGCTGTACCAGTAGCTCGAAGGAATCAGCATCGGCTGGGGCAATTCTGACGTTGGCACCTCTAAACGATAGCAGCCTCGGGTTAGAGGCGTTAGAGAATGTCAGCCTCGAAATGGCTCCATCGGTGTGGTCGATACAGTACCATTTGAAGTTGCGCTTCTCAAAAATGGAATACAGGTATAGACCGAAGGCAGTATCATCTTCCCCCTTAGATGTAAAGATACCGCCTATTTCGTGCAGCAATTTATCGGTTAATGCTGTCTTAGCAATTGCTACTTCGTCCAGAGACAGTGATGTTATAGAAACGAGCATCAGGACTCATGTCGGGGTTTCAACGAGATAACCGTAATACGCGATACAAAGAGCTTCTGCCATACCATCAGAGGGGACACGACAACGTTCTGGAATCAGATTCACCTCAGGGAACTTCTGCTGTGCCCAAGCAACAGCGGCCTTCTTCTGGACCACCTTGCGCTTAGCCTTGTCCTCTAGGTCCATGCCCATGTAGACATTGTCGGCTATGAGGGTCTTCTTCTTCCAACCCTGTGGGGTTACGTACTTCGTACGCAGCCCTTTAGCGCCGACTACACCTTCGAGCTTTCCTAGGTTCCTACCGAATTGGAAACTCGAAGCCACTCCTTGACCAGGCATGCTGTGTACGTTTTCGATGTACACCACGGTGTGCGCCGAAGCAGTCTCTACGCAAGCCGTGAACCACATAGATAGGCCCGGTAGATCGATTTGGTTGTCATCGTTCAGCGGCATCGGTATAGCGCTTACTACGGTACCGTCCCGTATGTAGGCTATACCGCCGCTTGCCCCTGGGTCGCACCCGAATATACGCATTACCGTTTCGGCGGAATGAGGATGGACTCGGCTTGAGCCCAGATGTCTCGAACTGAATAGATCGAGGATACCAACTGGAACTCCGAGGGATCCGGGATGCGCTTCATGGTGTTCAAATCGTAAATAGCCACCCCTGGCTCACCGTTGCATGGTACGATCAAATCGGAGCCATTAACGAAGGCTACAGCGTCTTGCTGGAGATCTTCGTCGCTACGGGTCTTGAGGGCGTTGATGATCTTCTGGATATAGATCCATTTGACCCCGCCGACAAGCATCAGGAGCGCCACCATGGAGATGACGTAGACCCTCAGCATTGGACCCTGATAGTCCTCACCGCCGACCATATCGATACAGGTCCTGAATTCGGCTTCGTGCTCCGCCATGTTCGTTGACGTCAGGTACTTGATGACCAAGTCCGGCGGAACTACTTCTCCTTGCGGCGCCACGATATCATGGAAATTCACCATGACTTACACTCTCGGGCAAAGCTTGAAGTCCTGCTCATAGGCGACGATCCGGCTGGTACGATCAGCGGCGTTTTCGAGTACGGGGCGAGGACCACCACGAACTTCCATGCCATGATTCGGGGCGTTCTTCTTGACCCAGGTATCGTTGAGATCGTTCTTCACACCAGGAGAGCGGATGTAGTTAATAACATCGGACGGGAGAGCCTTCTCTGGGATAGGCATCTTAATGGTGACAACGAATGTGCCCACTGGCTTCTCTGGGGCGTTAACTTCATAGGGAAACGATAGCATTTGGTTCCTTGTTAGTGGTTCAACGGAAACATACAGCGACAATGCCGGATGTCAATACTTAGGTATAACTATTGTGTCAATCACTGTTTACATCGACTTCATCAAGAAACTCCAGACCCTTGGGGAGCTTCCACTTATGGGTGTCCAAGCAGGCTAGGCCTGATACAGGCTGGACCTCGACACCTTTATCGGAGACGACGGCTATTTGTCGTGTCGTGAACTCCGATCTAATTACTTTGCTGATCTCACAGAGGCTCGACATCTGGGCTTCGTGTCGCTCGGTTTGTTGCAACATGAACTTCTCGATATGCGCTAGGACCGTCTCGCTGAACAGCCATTCGAACTCGTCAAAGGTCTTCCATCCCCGTGGGGTCAGGACGAACTTCAGCTTCCTATTGGTGATAGCAATTCGCTCTATCTTAGGGGCTGCTACCTCGGCTTCATAAATCATGGAGAATCTATCGATACACCACTTTCCATTCTCACTGGTCACCGATACCCATTGGGTGGCATTCTTGCGGTACTGGTTCCAGAACACGCCGCCTAGGGATCTACAGGTCTGCATAAACCGCTCCCTGGCCTTTGACGTGAAGTCACTGGACAGCAGCCCCAGGAATCGGTGATCGTCTTGTGGGTACTCGAATAGCTTGTTAACTAAATTGGGTCCGATAGTGCTCGGGAAATCATATGGAGGACTACCGATCAGCGTTACTTCATCATCTACTAAATCAATGAGGCCATTAGTCATCGTCTCGGCGCTCTTCGTCGTCGTCATTGTACTTTCGCTTTGTGCTTCTCTTAGCACACATCAGGTCGTCACGATCCCGCTTCTTAGGAGTTTGACCGTACTCCAACTGGAACCTTGCCAGTGTAAGGGAATCAACTTTGCAGTTCGACATTTTTGCGAGTATTTTCTTGAGTACTTCATCCATGCTATAGCTCATATAGGCGATCGATCTGGCATACACTTCGGGCTTCGCGTCCGGTGGTAGCTCTTCGATGCAGTTGCTCAACTGGAACAACGCCGATCTGATTGCGGTATGCTGGGACCTACTCAGGGTCTTCAGGTACCGTATAGCTGTGCGTATAGCTTGGATAATCCTACTGTGTTCCGCTGGTAGCTCTGCGTTTAGCCTAGCGACATACTGTACTTTGATGTCGCCATCGCGGTACTTGATGTCTTGTTTGATGACAGTCTTCTTGCGGGCCATATTAAATTCCATCTAGGGAAAGAGGCATGCGGTCGTTAATCTTGACGGTATCCAAGTCAACCGTTACTACGGACTCAACGGCGAAGTTGACTCTACGCCCTTTGATGACCGCTAGGATATGCTCGGATCTCATTAAATTGGCTAGAGAAGCTAACCCGTCTTCATCGATATCATAATCGAAGACGTGTGGTTTAGCGCCATCCGCTAATGCGAATGCGAACACCTTCTCCGGAGACTCCGTCGTCATGACCATCCCGCCAAAGGTCATCGTACTAGGGATCTCACCTAACTTTGTTCGTGTTAAGTGCATTGCTGCGAATTAATCAACAACGGGGTGCCCGGTACATTCCGCTCTATGACGTATAGCTCCCCACCAAGACGTTTGGGGAGTACCATCTGCACGGTTACCGGTGACATGCCATTGAAGGGGTCAGTAATTGTGACGGGCTCAAATCGAAGTACCCATCTCTCAGTCAGATCCCGGCGGAACTCAAAGGACTCCAGATACGAGATGCAGAACAGTGAGTCTGCCTTGGAGATGCCCTGGATCGACTGGAACCAGGGGCCATAGCGATCCCATGGGGTAACGAACAGGTGATACGGTGCTATGTGCGACACCACTGGTACAGGCAGGTTGCGAGCCCAAGAACAGAGATCAAATAGAGATTTATCCATTCTAAGCTGCATATAAGCAAGACCCGGTATGATCCAGCACATTCCTGGGTCAAGCCTATCAGGCGCCTTGTGGTACTGCTCGCTGTGCCGTGGGACATCTGTTAATACCTTTCGCTCACCTTGGTGCGGCTTCGGTAAGGGATCGTTCTGTAGGAGCTTTGGCTGCTCCTTTGTCCATGATAGGTCTTCCATTGATCATCCTGATATATGATGCCGGGCAGTCATTGGAGTTCTTCATACAGTCTTCGCAGGCATTGTCAAATCCATTAGGGCACTCAGGACCTTCCTTATGAAGCTTGTCGTACCGGGTCCTCAGCTTGAGGATACCGACATTGCGCTTCTTCATGTTCTTCGAGATCTGCCATTCCGATATATCTGTTTGTCCTGACTCGCGTTGTGACGGTATCAGTAACCCCGAGATCCGTAGTCCCAAGAAGACCTTGGGCTCGTAGTTGTAGTTCATCCGCTTGTTGAACCCAATTTGATACGCCAGATACGACAGGAACTTATCCGGGAACTTCTTTACTAAAATGTGTCCTGCCGCCGTCCCAGATAGGCATAGGAACGAGAACTGCTGCCCCTTCTCGGTGTCACGCCATACCGCTTCTTTAACTGCAATGATCTCCAATGGGGTCCACTCCGGTACTACAACATACTGGAATGCTGGAACCACTCGGGCCTCAAGTTCCAGGAGACGTGCCGCTATCTGCCGTGACAGCAAATCTGCTGTCTTAGCCGTCATGACCTGGGACTCGTACTGCAAGATCGTGGGGTAGACGTTCTCGAATATCTCTGACCTATCAAGGATGTAGTCTGCCCGTCTGGCAAGCTGGAGGGCTACATCCTTGGTTATAATGCTGTTCTCAAAAGGTAGGAAAGCGCTCAACAGTTTGGCTGAGTTCTTCTCTACCTTCTTTAGGGCTCTTGCTTCCGACATACTTCCTCGTTTATTACCTTGACCAAGTCGTCAGTAGTTACGGTGTTTCTCAATGCCCACCTAATCGTCATCAGTAGCTTGCCTAGCTCGTTTCGGCCACCGATGCGATTGACACCCGTGATACAGTCGTCTCTGTTACCATAGGCGATACCCCAGAAGCTGTCTTTCCACCAATTGCCTTCTTCTATCTCCGCTTTGCCGGTACCCAGAAGTGAGCTGACCAGGTTGGGGTTGATCTCCTTGCTGAACTTTGACCTTAGACACTTATCCATGACATCGATTTTGATGTCGTCCCAGTCACCGCGAAGTTTGACCTTCATACCAGCCTTCTTGGCTTCCTTTGGCGTCATGGTAGTAAACGCTTCGCGCTGACCTTCATCCAACGTCTTCTGTGCCTGGTACGCTGCCTCTGACGATGGATACCAGAGGCCGTCGTACCATACAAGGCATTCATGGAAGTTCGACAGCCACCGGTACTCACCGATCATGCAATGAATGAGATCAACCATATGTCTTTACTGCCCTGTTTGGGTTAGCAACCGGCCAGTCTCGTACAACGGACTCATGTGGCGTAAATGGTTTATCCAGACTGCAAGTCAAGACATCCATGATCTTGCCTTCTTGAGTCTGGACCTCCGACATAATACCACGATGAGTCAATACACGTACCAGCAATGGTGGTGCCCGATACGTAGTGAATTCACCTTCTTCCATTATTCCTCCGAGTCTTTGGTCTCATTAAGTAGGATCTGTAGCGGCTCAATGACAGCCTGTAGTGCAGACTTCAGATTAGCGACATGTTCCCGGAACTTCTTCTGAGCTGAGTCACTGTCGAAGCCTCTCTTAGTCACTTCCTTCAGTACGATAAGCACGTCAGGAACTTCAGTAATGGCACGGCTGATCAGCTTCTCCATTGACGCCAAAGTCTTCAGTGGATGAGGGATATCCATGGGCTCAGCACGAGCTACTGAAGCTGGCTTCTTAGCTGGCTCCTTCTCCGCTTTAACCGCTGGCTTAGCCTCCTCAACTGGGGTACCCGCTACTGGCCCCTCTCCTTCCCCTTCTGCTGGCGGGAACCCTGAGGCGTCCTCCTTCTTTGGGGTAGCAATCTTAGCGATGGACTCAACGGCCTTACCACGGGCCTCTTCCTTAATAACGGCATCTAACTCGCGGGTGCTAATGATGCTGCCATCAGGGTTGGCTAGACGTGCTACGACCTTAGCCCGGAACTCGTCGTCTAAGACGAACAAGGACTTGGCGTGGGTAACGGTAAAGCCCTGCTCAGCTAGGGTCATTAGATCATCGACGTCGGGGTAGTCCTCATAGATGCTTCTGGCCCAGTACAGGAACCGCTTGCCGTCCTTGATATCAACTAGTAGACCTCTCTCAGTCAGGTCCTCGGCTAGTTGGTCAACGGTACGCTCACCGTAGGTGTTCCGCTCGGCACCCTCAGCGAAAGTGTCAAAGAGTTCACCGATACTGTGATACCGCTTGAGATTATCGGCTTCACCACCGCGTACTGCGGCAGCGAACTTGTCTAGCAGCGCCTTATATGATTTATCGGCTACGCTTAGTGCGCTCATTCTGTTTCCTTATTGGTTGATCTAATTCTTCTACACCGTCCGCGCCGTTTTCAATAGCGGCTAGGAACACTGCGTCCAGAAGTTGTGTTACAGGGGTGGAGCCATCCTCATCTTCGTGGTTAAGCTCTTCGATGAAAGCCCTAGAAAAGGCTTTGGCATCCGTCACCTTAAACAGGGGCTCACTGAAGTCGTTAAACAACTCAGCTGGTACCAGAGAGCTGTTGCTTAAGCCGCTAATGGGGATTCGAATAACGATGTCACCCCCTTCTACATTTACTAGGTTCATAGCAGCTTATACCCGAAGTTGTCACCGAACTGATTCCTGAAGTAATCCTTGAATGGAACGATATGGGCGGAGTCGCCGTCAGCGGTCCATCCTGGGATGTAAATCGATGGCCCATAACTATATGGGTAGTTACTGATGACAAAGCGACCCATGGCATGGTGCTTAAACACCATAACGTGGTTCACGGTGTACAGCTTCTCGCCGCTAGCAATCGGCCCAGCCATGAAGTCGTCTAGGAGATCGGCCTTATCGGGGTTCAACAGGAAGTCGTTGAAATCATATTTGAAGCACCGAGAAGTCCAGACATAGGCATCTTCGCTGTTCAAGATATGGGTGTTGATCCAATCCGATCCGAACGCTGGCCCCAATTCGTCTTCCAATCGATTGATCTTCGACGAAGGAATACCGAGTTGCTTGAGAATGAGCTTCGACGTTGATACATCGAAGTTATCGCGCTTCTCTTCATCAGACATAGATCCGAAGGCAGATGCCACCGGGTCTCCGTTAGTCTCGCCCATGTTAGTCCTTGTCGTCTTCGGGTTCGGGTTCTACGCCGTTATCATAAATGTCATCCTCATAATCATCGGGGTACACTACGGGACGTCCCCCAGCCATATGTCCCACCGGTGCTTCTTTAAGTACTGTTCTAGCTCCATGTAGCCTTTGGGGACTACGAGAAGCAGGAATAGTTGTATCACTCGTCACTTTCCTCTCCTGAGCCGAGTTCGATATCGGCTTCTTGGACGTCGGGGTATTTAACGATTCTGAGGAATTTCGAGATCTTCTCACGGACTTCTGGGTTGGCCTGGATAGCCTTACCGAACTCAGTGAACGAGACCTCATCGAGATTCAGCTCAGCGCACTTGACATGATTAGTCTTGGGCTGTGTAAATGCTAGGGCCGCTTTAAGACGATCCCTGTCATAGGTGTGCAGGACCTTGTCGTTGTAAATCATCTCAACCAATAGACGACCTAGAGCACCATCCCAGTCGTACCACATCAACTGCTGGGCACTACCGTCGGGGGCATCGATGTACTGCCAGAGTACGTCTACGGCTAGCTGGCGATGATCCGGTCCAAGGCATGATCTCTCGGTCTGTAGCCAGAGTGTGTAGCCCTCTACTGGTGGCCCCTCAATACGGGCTGCTGGGTGACTAGCCTTATCTACTGCCGCGCCTTTACGGACACGGAGATGGACGCTGCCTTGATACGATGAAATAGCCGCTCCTGATTCCTTATAGACTGGGCCACCATAACCCGGAGGAGCGCCGATATCTTGTACCAGGTGCTGGACATAGCCGATATTGGCTGTGGTACCAATCAGACCGGTACCCTTGAAGAACCTAGTAATCTGAGCTGCTTCAACGGGGAATGCTCTGGCGTCAGCGGATCCTTCTTTCTTGATCTTGTCCGCAGTGGCGTCCGAGGATTTACCGTTAAGCGAGTCAATCGTAATCAAAATCGGAATACGCTGTCCCTTAGGACGGTCAGCTACCTTCTTAGCCCGCTTGATTGCAGCGGTAACGATGTTCTGCCATTCCTCAACGGAACCAGTCTCCCTGAAGATGCGCCGGGTAAGGGCTAGCTTCTCGGTCTCTGGATCGTACTTCGTCAGGGCGTCAAGCATGGACGCTGACGTCTTGCCTTCATTATCGATTGCTAGATGCATGCCACCGGCACGGAGATACCAGTTACCGATGTCCATAAGCAGTGTTGACTTGAAGGACTTCGGTAGTCCTGATACACCGATATGGCGTTGACACGGTAGTACGTTGATACCACCGACTAGCCATTGAAACGCCAGATGCGGGATCAATGGTCCGAAGGTATGCTCGGCGTGCTCACCCTGGAGATAAGCCGTTGTGCTGGCTCCCTCCTTGTTGAGATCACCGATTAATGACTTAGTGATATCGTCGATATCACTGACTGGAGAAGACTTAGGTCTTGCCATGTTATTCCTTATTAAAGTGTTGACACACAAACACCGCCCCGGGAAAACCCCGGAGCGGCTCGGTGTTTATTGCTTAGGCCAAATCCGTAAGCATCTTCTCGTACTCTTTAGCCATTTCCTCTGGTGTCTTAACCTTACCTGTACCACCCGCTGCTGCGGCGGCTGCCGCTGCTGCTGGTGCGGCTTCCTCTGACTCTGGTTCCGGCTCATCAGTTAGTACCGGTGCTCCAGTGTCCAGTGCTAGCTCTTGACCAGTCGCTGCCGGCTTACTCTCGGGCGCCTTCGGAGGTGTCGGCTGCTGTACCGCAGCGGACGCTACTGAAGCAGCTCGACTGTTGCTGGCATACATTGCGACTTCGTCGGGGAACACAAATTCGACGACATCACGGCCATAGAGCTTAATCGCAATAGCGATGCATTCAGCGACGGTGTACCGCTTAATGGCCTTCTCCCATGGGGTCCACAGCTGGGCTGCTTTATCCGCTGGAATCGGGATCTGACGGCCTAGTTCGACTTGGTACATCGGAACGTTACGGCCCTGTGACGGATCCTTTGGCAGGCCCTTGACGATAATGGTATACCCGTCCTTGGGACTGAAGATATCCTTACCCTCTTTGGCACACTGTGCTGCTAGCTCAAATAGCTTGCCAACTGCCGGCTTGGTCAAGCACAGTGCCTGACGGCTACGCGGCTTATCGAAAGCCTTACTGTTCAGTGACAGACCGATGCCCTGGATGAAACCATTCTCAGAGGCGCGTGGTAGATAACTGAAATGGCCATCGCCCTTGGGGTTCGGACGCGACAACAGGAGATCAGAGATCTTGGCCTGTAGCTCGGTCGGTACCTGGCCCTTCTTCACACGGCTCTTAATACGGATGTACAAGCCGCTGAAGATATAGCTGATCGCATTCATTTCCGGAGTCGCGTCAGACGGACGGCAGATACCGTTGAACTTTGAGGTATTGCCGGCGTTGATTAGGACCTCTTCGAGAATGATGTTCGATAGGTCAGGGCCGCCTGGGGTCATGCTCTTAACCATTGGTAGAGCTAGACCATCGACATACTCTGGAATCGGTCGGAACTCAGTAATCCCCGAGGTAGTCGGCTTAAGAACGCCTAGGGTATTATCGTGGAAGCACTGTTGGTAAAAGCCCTTTTTCTCAGTGCTGTTGCTGTAAGTAGTCATTTTGTTTCCTTGTTTTTAAGGTGGTTCATGTGTGTTACTAGCCACATAGCTAATAGCACTGACCACCATACCAGTAGGCCAATAAAGTCAAGACTAAGCTGCCTTCTTATCCTCTTTTTCGCTCCAACGCTTTGCTACTTCGATATCTACATCTAAGTAGTGGTCGGTGCCTGGGATCTTGTTTGCCGTTGACATGCAGAGCTTGATTACGGCCTTGCATTTCTCGACATCCTCGATCTTACACTCGATGAGGAAGGCGTCATGAATCGGAAGAATTACCTTGAAATCAATGTTCTTGCCTGCGTCAGTCATGTACTTGAACCTGTAGAAGTTCTTACCGGCTTGGGCCAGTAAGTAGGCCACGAGGCCCTGTAGATTCGAGTTCATGGCTTCACGACGAACAGCAGCCTGATGCTTGGCCGACAACTTACGGATTCCTGGGAAGTACCTTCTTGCACCGAAGGCGTTTTCCAGGTATTCGTGCTCAACGGCGAAGTCAGCGTTACCCTGTAGCCACTTCCATGCCACTGGGTACATCTTAGCGATATAGTTAATGAGAAGCTGGCATTCATCCTTGGTCGTGGCAACACCCTGAGCACCAATCTCACGGGCAAGTGCTGCTGGACCTCTACCGTAAATCAAACCGAACAATACAGCCTTAGCAACGACTCTCAGTGAGTCGTGATTCTTCTTAAACGCTTCGACCCACTTCTTATATTCGTCCTTCTTACCTTCATCGAGTTGCTTCAACAGCCTCGGTAGATCCTCAGCCTCTGGTAGCTTGAAATTGACAGCTGCTACTTCGGAGTGGATATCGCGGTTCTGCGAGATGACCTTAATCAGGTTGGTGTCACCACTACAGAACGCCCATGAACGGATCTCGGCGTTCTTGAAGTCAACTTCAATGAGAACGTAACCCTCTGGGGCAGTAACGCAGGACTTGAACTTCGTCTGGTGGATCTGATCGTCTACTTCAATACGGTCTGGCCCTTCGTATCGTGGAAGACCCTTATCGGGGTCTCCGTTAAAGGCACGACGTTCGTATTCCTTGATAGGAAGACCGAACTTATGGTAGACCAGCGCTTCGAATACCGCAGCTTCCTGCTTCTTCACCCACGTCTGTAGATTCGTCTTCTTTGACGTATACCTACCTGTAGCCGTTAACTGTGAGAAGTGAGATGTTACACGGCCATCGTTTCGGATATTCTCAGCGAACCCATTACCGTCTACTGGAACACCGAAGTCATTGAGCGTAATCGGTTTAAGACAAGACGACAGCATCTTGCCTAGTACGCTGATATGCCTCAGAAGTACCAATGACGAGTTATCGGGGTGCTCATGTGTCAGCGCTATAATGGCATCTACTTCAGTAGACGGCGTGCTATACGCTTCTTGACCATCGGCTACAACAAGCTCCCAGGCCTTCGGATACTTATCGGTGTTGTACAGCGGCTCGCAGTCAAATAGGACAGCTCCCTCGGGGCACTTTGCTTTGGCTTTGTCACGGTCTTTGTAGACATGCCGGTTGAACAGCAAATACGCCATGTCGCCTTTGGCCGTAGGCTCAAAGGTTGGCCAATTAATCGCCTTCCGAAGCTTATCGAGTAGCTCACAGTACACCGGGTAGTACTCCTCGCGGAGTTCCATGCGGCGCTCATCGTCAATCAATAACCCGTGTCGCTCGACGTCCAAGAGATGGAGGCTAGCCCACGCCGTGGTATTGTAATACAAGTGCTTCAGCTTGGGGAACCTATCAAGTTCCTTTTCAAGGAGTTCAGCGACTTGCCAACTGTAATCGGCATCTCGGAGACCATACGGTATCAATATCGGTAGTGGTACATCACGGTAACCGAACTGTAACCGCGCCTTACGACCATTACCGGACAGCCATTCCTCTAGTTCTCTCCAGTACGCCCCAACTTCAGGTAGGTACTCACGGACAAGGTGGTCCAAGCCGTGGCTGTCATCGCCGTGTAGGAGATAATGTACCAGCATGATGTCGAAGCCATCAGCGATACGCCTATCAATCGAAGCACCGTTTCTAGCAAACTCCTCGACGTCAACACGCATGTGCTGACCACCGATCTGTATCTCTTTAGTGAGAAACAGCTTAGTAAGCGCTATCCAGATACGGCGCTCATCGGCGTCACTAAGGAACTTGACTCCGCACTTGTTCTCTGGGTGGATCGTCTTGGTCTTCGTTTTGCGGACACCGTCTTTATTGGGTTTCCCATAGGGAACCTCAACATCGTACGGGGCCTGCTCGACTTGATCCCTGAGCTTGATGAATGCTGCTCTACCCTTACCCCAGGCTAGCTGCACCGATAAGGTGTAGCGGTACTCCTCACGGGCAACATCGTTACCGAACTCGGTATCGAACACAATACGTTTGGGCTTCTCCTGGATCAGCCTATCACAGAGCGCTTCTACGGCGTCTGCTGTGTCGAGTACTAGGTACTCCTCTACTTTGGGTTTCTCGATAACAACGTCATTGAGTACCCCTACTGCACGCTTCAGCTCGCTACGGAATACTGCGATATCGGAGTAGCCACTCATGAACCCCAAGTGGCTTACCGTGGCTATGACCTTGCACTTGTGGCCGTTCTCAAAGTGCTTGCTCAGGTCCAAGTCTAGGATGTCACCGCGTACGGTGTCCAGTTTGGTCTTGTCCCCAAATAGGTGGGACAGCATTTTGGCACCACAGACAATAATCACCTTGGGCTTACATGCCTGGATATCGGCTAGCATGTACGTTGAGTTCACCTTGAGGTGCTGCGGCTTCAACGACTTGAGATGCGCCGGCAAAGCGAATCTTGCCCCGTGGGTGACTATGACATCGTTCAAGTTGATCCCAGCAGCCTCTAGCTCGTTACGCATAAACGTACCGGCTTCAGATGCTGGGCTCAGGGCGACGCCGCATTCGATGTCTTCGTAGCTCGGCTTCTCCGTAATCACCATAACCGGCATTCCGGTCTTACAGCCTTGGCGCTGATTAATGAAATCAGCGTAGTCCTCGTCATCAATGGGGATGCTTGAACCTACACCACCCATCCATGTGGCTGGGAGGTGGACCAAGTTTCCCGGGCATTCCAGTTCTGGTAGGGGAAGGGATTCATTGCAGACCTTTGCCAGAAACATCTCGGGGCTCAGACCGGGGAACGCGCTGAGTCTATAGTTATTATGTATTTCAGGCAATTCCACGGGAAGCCTCTCCTATCAGTTTACTCATGACTGCCATGCCGACATCTGCTGGGTCCGGCACTTTGACGTTCTCACCGTTGTTATTTCTGCGCCCCAGTTCCAGCAGTTCCAGGGGCCACCGAATCATACGGGAAGGTATCTTCAATCTGCGGTCCAGCTTCTCCTTGAGTTGCTGTGCAAATATGACTTTACCCCCGCGCTCTCTAGGGTCCGGTACAAAGGTCTCGGGGTCGGTAGCGATAATAGCCGATGACCACCGTGAGGCGATGTAGTCCAGTTGCTGGTTCGTTATGGTCTTACCGAACAAGGCAACTCCGTTGTGGCCACAGGCAATAGCGGAGGGAATACCCTCTGCAATGACCGGGATGTCCATAGGGGCTACTTTATCACCGTTGTATACCGGCTTAATACAGCCCAGTGGGATGTACCACCGGGGATCAACATCGATCGTGGTTCTACCTTGCCAGAACACTAGCTCACCACCGAGCATGACAGGGAATATGATGCGATTAGCTGAACGGGGATACAGCGGGTCGGACTCAGCGGTGAAGCCGACACCGTAGTGCTCCGACAAATAGTCAGGCAGCAAGTTACCGCTGTACTGCTTCAATACGAACGCCCGAGCCGGATGGTCCTTAGGCAACTCGCCAAGTAGTTGGAACCCCTTTGGTAGAGCTACTTTACGGGTTTCCTTGATCTCCTTGATCTCAGTAATCTCCTCGTTATTACCGCTGACCAACAGGCCGATCTTAGCCATCTCGATCTCTGGCAGGAGCGGCTTCCAGAAGGCTTCCTCGCGAACCGGGCACTCCTCATTATAGCAATGTGCCAATTCGGTTCTACGATATTGACTCAGAGGAGGCTTCTCTAGCCAGAGATATGAGATCGATAATCTACCTTTGGTGTCCCCACAAATCGGGCAATTGACACCGTAGTTCTCACCGGCCTGAATGACTTCTGTGGTACCATCTCGGCATCGGCGCTCCTGGCGCCTGACGTTTTCATTGGTAATGCGCACCCTGCCAAAGCGCGCATGTAGGACCTCGTAAAGAGGCTTATTTAACATACGCTTTCCTTTGGTTAGTTGACGACGTCTGAATCTAAAGTGATAACGGCAATGTCTTCACCTTCGAGGTACTGGTAACACTTATTAGCTACTCCTAGCGCTGTCTCATAATCTATTTCGTCTATAGTAGCGTCTTCTCGTAATACCCTTTTTATACACTTAGTAAACTCATCTATAGCATCTTGCTTTTGACCGTAAATCTTGAATGAAAAGGATTTATTACTTCGAATTAATCCTACTACCCAGACTACCTGCTTCTCGACTATAGTAATCAATGGAGCCACTCAGTACGAAGGGTAATTTCACCGTCATACTGATCCTCGTTATAGCAGTAACCGTCGTACTCATGTGCCTGTTTAATTATATCAGCTACTTCGCCATCCGTTATTTCTGTGCCCAAGACTCCGGCTATAGCAGTCTCAAAATCTTCGACGGCGTCCTTCTCTTTCCTAAATAAACATGCGCATACCTCGTCACCACGGCGGTGTGTTACCACCCATATACGTGTTGGTATCTTTACTGACTTCTTTTTCTTGGCCTTAGCCATGTTACTCCCACATGTTCACTTGGTATACTGTGATGGTGCAGGGCTGGTAGCCGTCACCGGGATACGAGAACATCATAAGCTTGAGAGCTTCCTCTACTATCTCGTCATGCCTGTCTTTATCGTGGATATCTAATTGATCCCGTACCATACCCTCGAACCACTCAACGGCCTTCTTACGGGTCTTGAAAACGTTAACACTGACATCTTCAAGGTAATTCTCAACGGTAACCCAAACCTTGGTCTTCTTAGCTTTAGCCATTTCATTCCTCTGGTAGCTGGTTTGCTTTGGCTTCCTTCTCCAACTTTGGAGTGAGCCGATTGGACTTCGCCTGGATCTCGAATTGAGCGCTACAGTCAACGAACTGACTCAACTCACCTTTGAGCTTAATCGGGATCTTCACATCGGGCTTGTCATCACGGGCCTTAGCGATCTTAAAGATCGATATGCCGGTATTGATATCACGGGGATTAATGACAAAGGCATACTTCAACATTTCGGTGAACGAGTTACAGTCCTGGCCGCAGTAGTGGTCATTCTCAGCGCGTGGTCCCATCTTGAATTGCTTAGCAGCCATCTGATGACTAATCGAGATAATGATGTTGTTCCTAGCAGCACACTGAGCTATTTCGCCTTGTAACATCTTGAGGGCGTCGTACTTAGACTTCAGGGCCTTGTTGCCGCGTTGCAGCATCCGGTCAGCAATTGGACCGGCCCAGTCGATGTAGACATAGCTTAAGTCGCTGTTACTCAGCTTCTTAGCATTGATCTCGCTGATAATGGCATCTAAGTCACCACTGTTCTTGATGAGATCCAAGACGTGGACGTACTTATCAACCGCAGCAAACCGCTTGGCCATGGCTACTGGGTTACTAGAAGCCTTCGTTACGACCTCTAGATCGTCTTTAGCGGCCTCTAGCTCTGTTGTAGCTACTCCAGTGGCACACGAGATAATTCTGCGTTTAACAGCCTTTGAGAGGCCTTCCTCGGCTAGCACCAACAGGGTATGGCGCTCCTGGAGTGCTTGGGCTACGGCTAGCTGGATACCAAGGGCAGTCTTGCCTACGCCTTGCCCGGCGATGATGCCGACGCCACAGCCATTGACTGGCCCTTTGCCGTCACCGAGTCTGGAATCCAGCCAGGGGATCCCAGAGCTGACACGTTCACCAGTCACTTCAGACGGGGTCGAGATGATTCTGTTAAACGACATACCCCCGGAGATCGCGGCTTGCTTGGCCTCGATATCCTGGATCTGCTTACCGAGCCCCTCCATTGTTTTGTTGGTAAGAGCCGTGTTCAGTAGATCTTCCATTGCTGGGCGGTGGATACACCGTTCAGCAATAGTCTTGATCATGACTCTAATATGGGGCTCGCTACGGGCGTCTACATTGGGCCTGAAGCGCTTGAACTGGGTGAACTCCTCTTTGATGTCTTCCAGTACGTCTGGACGCCCTCCTAGGGACATCGAGCAGAACTTGCCTATTTCAGCTATCAAGACTCCGTCATCGGGACAGATCTTGTTGGCGTCGTAGTAATCCTTAATGATTCTATATATGAGAGCCTGCCCTCGGGTTGCGCCGGCAGACTTAAGATGTTCAGGCATGATCGTGTGGCACGCTAATTCAGCGATGCTCGACGAACGTAGTACCTGCGCTAGAAAGATCCTAAAGTGTTCCGGTAGGAGCACTTCCCAGATCTTTAAGTCTGTCGTCACCGAAAACCTCTCGGGCTGATGGGGTGGTCTTCAATTCCAGGAGTGCAGCCGCAGCGAAGGACTGAGCCAACGCTTTCATGCCATACTCCCTTGCGGCTATGTATCTGAATAATGGAGAAAATCCGTTTGCTTCATCGGTTAAGGCATTGAGTGGACCGTACAGTTTGCAACGCGAATCAAAGAGCGCAAGTTGAGCCTTATAATGCCTTATAATGTCTAATTTTACGTCGTTACCATCATTACAGGCCTCGATCACCTTCTCTGAGTATATCAGCTTCGGGAAGAACTTTCCTATGGCAGCCATACCCCGTAGTTGCTTAACCACAAAGACTTGCGGATCCTCTTTACGACGGAGACACAGCAGTGCCGCTTTATAAAAAGCAATGGCATGCTTTTTAGAAACAGGCGCGGCTCCACCGACATAGTTGGGATAAGCAGTAATGAAGCAGTCGAAAATCGTTTGGGCTAAAGCGACAACAGCTGGCTTCGGCACGGTATGCCGTCCACGTTCGTCTTTGAAATCGACAGTCTTCAGCGCTTCACTAATGTCCATATCTAGTCCCTATAGGTGATGTTCCAACCATTGCCTTTGTATTCCTTGATACGCTGTCTCGAACGGCTCAATAGATTCTTACTGAAACTATCGTAGAAATCCACTAGGAGACCATTCTTCTTTTCTACGGTCTTTGCCAATCGACTCAAGCGACCAGGAATCTGGCCAGCCGCAATAGGCGACGCTAGGCCATCGGCACGAACAAGACCCATTAAGTCACGGAAGTCTACGCCCTTCTCCCAGACACGGGTACAGATGACACGCTTCAACTCATTCTTCTCAAAGGCTCTCCTATGGATGTCGCGGTCTTTGGCACTGCATAGGACCTGATCCGTGGTCATGGCTCCGTTACTGATCAGTTCGTTGATACGCTCCTTCTGGAGCACCCCAGTCACAATCGTGTAGTCCGGTAGTGATTGTCCCAAGAGGTAGGCGTGTTCGATCTTATCGACCATGACAAGAATCTGTGCAGACGGGCCTAGCTCTTCCTCCAACTCTCGAACAGCACGAATAACGAGAGTATTCCGATCGGCATTACGAATAATCCCCAAGCGGTCTGCTGTAGCTTTATTGCTAATACCGGAAACGTCAGGGCCAAGAGGAGACCTATATATACGGGCATCAATCTGAACAATGTTTCCATGTGCTACACCTTCTTGATAACTAACGTCTGATATGATTGGACCAAAAATACACTCTAGGAAGCCGTCACCGTTATCACTGCGCCCAGTTGGGGTAGCAGTGAAACCGAACATCTTTGCTTTAGTGAATCGATTCAGCAACTTGATGTATGTTGGGGTGCATAGCGTGTGGGCCTCATCGCAGAGCACGATGTTAGCGTCTTTGGGGCAATGCTCTAGGCTCTTGGATACAGCGACCGTTACCCTGCCGGGGCGTTGGCCACCGGTACCACAAAAGCCTAGGTCCGGAATGGTCAGCTTCAGCTCGTCGAACAATGTTCTAGCTACGTCTAACGAAGCTACTGTAACGACAATTTTAGATGTCGGGTACACCCTGGCTAACTGACGGATCATGAAGGACTTACCATACGCCGTTGGGCATTTGATAATACCACCGCGATGCGCCAGTAAGCCAGAGAATACCTCGGCTTGTCGGTACCGCCATTCGATACCACGGAGGATGGACAGATCAGGAGTAGGCAAGCCACAGGGCCTGCGGTCATCGTAGATGATATCCATCCCCAGCTTCTCTAGGCCGGCGATGATTCTTGGGGCATACCCGATGTAGGTGACGAAGACCTCTTCTTTACTGACGGGGTCCTTGTCGTACCAATACATCGGGCATGGCACCGGCACTCTGGTGCGTCTCCAATGATTCTCCGGTGACGGTGCCTGATTCTGCATCACCGTCACGGTACAGTCGCTCTCGAAAGACTTACCTAGAGCGGCAGGCCTTAGTAGCATCAACCTGCCGTTGTAGGTTAAGTTAATCACTTATGTACTCCTCCCATTCATGGAACTCACCCTTCTTATACTCTGTTACCCCCATCTCGTCGGAAAGCAATACCTTGTGACAGATGTCACAGAAGTGGAGATCCGCTATTTCATGCACGGGGTGTGTCTGCATCTCAATATCACACTCCTTACACTTCATCGCGCCGCTGCTGCCATTGTCTTTGGTGTAGGGAACAACTCTAGGGACAGCAGGTTCAAATTGAAGTCCTTTTCTAATGCCATGCCCCTGAGGTACTTAGAGAACTGGCTCACCATCAGACCAGCAGCGATATTGGCTGTGAAGATGGTGGACTTCGCGGTGCAGGCCCCCTGGAAGGCTTCTGCTGGCTCGAATATGGTACCACGATACTGTGGCTCAACGAAGTTGTCTTCGGTGATAACACGGATCGTCTCAGCTGACATACGGGCATCGATGAACAACTCGGTGTCCGGCAGCTTAGCTACCTCGTCGAAGATCTGGCCACGGGTCTTAATACTATCGACACAGCAGAAATAGACGTCACCACGGATGGCATCGCAGAAGCGCATCTCGTGGGCAATGTTAACACCGTCGGGATTCAGGGCGATACAGTCTGCAATCAGTGCAGCACACTTGGGCTTGCCGACATCAGCTGGCTTATAGCCCTGGGGGCCGACATTGACGATGTCAACGGTGTCGAAATCGACGAGATGCAATTCACCGATACCACAGGCAGATAGCTGGAGAGCTACCTGCCTGCCAATGGCTCCTACACCGATCACCACCGCTGAGGTAGCAAGTAGCTCCTCAGTGGGGATGACGGTGGACTGACGATCAAAGCGCGTCGGTTCTGCTGGCATTAGTTTTCCCCTAGCATGAGAAGGTATTCCTCCTCAGTTTGTGTTCTCGTTGTTGGTTCTGGAGTCGAAGCACAATACTCCGTGAATACTCCATTACTCTCTATAACCTCTTGCTCGTCAACGACATCGGGAATGCGATTCAGGGCCTCGTCTGCCGTCAACGTTCCGGCAACGACTTGCTCGGCAATCAGCATCTCATCACGGGTAAGCACAAGGGCGTCACTGGCATCAGTGGATCCCTTGAGCTGCCAGAGACAGTCTGCTCTGACCTTCTTGTAAGTATTCGTAACGAAATCACCGGTGCAGAGGACGTCACCGTACTTCCGCATGTGCGTCGAAATATGCATGGCACGCTCGAAATCTTCGCGCTCAGCTGCTAGACCCTCTTCTTCCTCTACGAACGCCCAGGCCTGCTTGAACGGCAGATCGAAGAACGTATCACCGCGTGGTATAGTAAACCGCTCGGTATGCTTCTCATCATCGATTACATGAGTAAAGCCGAAGCTCTTCAGGTACTCGATTCTTTCAGCGGTACACGGCGGAACCCACCGAAGAGCCAATTCAGAATAGATTGCATCGACGTACTTGCTCGACGCAATAAGGGAATCTCCGTCGGCGTCTTGCTGGGTATCGTGCTGGAAGGGAAACGGAATGTTGGACAGCTCCTCCTCCCCTTGGACTACGATATTCTTAGCCGCTTCCTCAATAGTCTCCTGACGCTGTGCAGCTCCCTCACGGGCGGCGGCTCTAGCGGCACGCTTCAGCTGCTTCTTACTGAGGCGCTTACCCCAGTATCCGCTTGGAAGCTTCACGATCCCTTTGTACCCCGGCTTAGCATCCGAAGTACCCTGATAAGTAAAAACCTCGGACGTAATCTTCGGATCGATCTCCGCCTTCCACGCAGCATGATCTGCACCCTTGAAGTCGGTGGTAATAACCATCTCGTCGGGGATGCGCATCTGGAGGTTAATATCGTTTCCAAGTGCTACACGGACACGGGCATAGAGACGACCACCCTTTGGTAGGATGACCATCATTGCCCAGGGCTGCGAACCGAAGGACTCCGCGAAGATGGTTTCATCATGCGGAGACGGATCCAAGCAGCCCGTCGGGTGAGTATGAATGAAGATACGACCGACCTGATGGGGCTTCAACTTATGCGGACCGTCGGGGTCACAATAGGTCATGAACATGGAATCAGCTAGGTCGCTGGGGTCCATCTCCACGAATACCGGGGAGCACTTCTGCTTCGGAATGAACAGATCAGTAACCAGGAATGGGTCAGCCGTCTCAGCGATGCCCATGGCTCCAACCTCGTGATCATAGTGATCACAGATGAATTGGAGCTTGGCCCGTGAATACGGGGTGAACTTTAACTTGATATCAGTGATGTTTGTCATGCTGTTCTCGGTGTTGCAAGGCGATACGTCAGTTCTGAGAATATGTTGTATTCAGCTAATTCACAGAGCTTGTCGATTACGGCTGCGAAAGCCATATCTTGACGTAGCGGCCCGTGATCCATGAGGTTATTCCGGAATGTTGTCAATAACGTGTACCAATCGATGGCACGCCATTCAGCCTTATCAGCCTCGGATTCGAAGCTCTCTTCATTGTTGATGAAGATGTCCTGAATGAAGTCGTGTGGTACGTAATGCGCCATAAGCGTCGCTAGGTATGCTTCACGCATCCCTGGGGTACACACGGCATTGGACAAATTATAACCAGCTGGGTCACAGTGATCACAGGTCATAACCTGCATAATGGGATCATAGCCAGTAATCTTATTTTCAACTACTACTGAACCATCCGGATTGACCACCACCTCACCGATACTAGCACCGCAACTTGGGCAGTTCTTGCCCGGGGTCGGTGCAACTACTGGGAAGGCTGGCGTCGTTGTAGTATCCATAGCCTTAGAGGCGATTTCAGCTGCGAGCTTAGCTGCCTCTACCTGCTCCTTCTCGACACAGCGAAGACAGATAAACCTGGTCTCACGGCGGCGTTCCTCTTCGACTCTACCGTAATACGAGCGCTCATCGAAGTGTAGATTGCACTTAGAGCAGTGCCGTATGTACCTTCTATCGACATCGGTATTACCGATATCACAGTGCCCTACACATTCCTCACAGAGGTCTCGGCCGCTATGGGGATCGTGATAAGCATCATCGGGCTGTATCGTAGCCGAGCAGACGCTGCAATGATCCAAATCGGTCCATTCACTCAAATCGATGTACGGCGATGACCCATAGGTCATGAGAATACGCTCAACGTACTGGAACAGATCAGCAATGAGCCCAGCACGTACGAGATTGCCGGCAACAGCTAGGCCGTCACCGAAACACAATCTAGATCCCTCGACGTGCGGGTGGACGAAGCCACCACGTTCGTTACGGGGGTATACCGGGGTCTGAGCGGATATTCTAACGATGTCATTTACTCCGGACTCCTGGTTACCGCAGACCAAGCCGAAGTCGTATATGTTAACACTTACATCGAACTTACCCAACGCGACTGGGCCAACCATGATATCTTCGCCTTCATCGGTCAGCGTCACGTCACCAGTAGTAAAGCGGGCACCGCCACGCGGAGCACTCCCACCTTCTAGGTTCGAACTCATATCCATGACCAGGACTGCTATCTTCGCGTTCAACATACCGGCCATCTCAATAATGAACCGCTTCACGATATCGTCTGATACCACTGGGGGAGCAGCGGTGAACGGGTTGGTACCGTTCTTAATGGCGTTTAGCTTCTCCAGAGTCAGGGAATCGGCGTTGTTCCTAAATAGCTGCGACATGATATAGCCCGGCTTGTCGGAATCGTTTCTGACGGACAAGACGCCGTGCCAGCGACCGATAGCCTGGCGCATGGTGTTGTACAGCGACTCATTGACGTCTCTGTGGCTACCGTTGTTGCCCTCTAAGTAACCTAAGTAGAAGGCCTTAGCCAACTTTACTAGGCTAGTGTGCTGCTCCGCAACAATTGGCGACATCTCTTGCGGTGGAAGTGCCTCTTGGACTAGCTTCTCTACTGCTAATGCTTTATCCGCTGGAAGTTCTCTCACATGTTGTTCCTGGGGTGTTCGTCCTGTGCTTGCTGATAAAAACCTGAATTCATTATTAACATGTACCGAATCGAGCCGCAATTCATTGGATGTCATCAGCCATGGTCTCGTCACCTCTGATGATACCGTAAACGGTAGATGCGGCATGGGTCTGACAACTGGTACCATCATATCCTGTGGGATAGCCAGGCTGTTACGCATTACTTCCATGGCATGGTGTAATGCGTCAGCTGCGTCCGTATTCGGCCCTGAAGTACCTGCTACGGCGTTACTAATTGGCTGCGGCAAATTATTGAGTAAGTCAAGCCTATCCGATTCATCACTCTCATCTACTCTCACGGTATTATAAGGCCTCGACAGAATAGAAAATTCGCCTTCCCCGCGCTGTATACGCTCCAAAAGCTGGTGCTGCTCCCTAGTAAACCGATCTGTCGCATCCTCCGCCACGTCCATTATACTTACTGGACGCGTTGGGGTCGATACCATCACCATACGACCGTCATTGCTGATTGTCGCTTGTTGCGTCAAGTCAACTGGGATTCCTATACTTGTACGAGCTTGGCGAGCGCGAAGCCGTTCAAAGAACTCGGAAGCTTCGCTCTCGTAATCAGGCTGCCATGAAACGTCTGCTCCGTCATGTATTACTGACATTACTTACCTTAGAAAGCTCGGCGTCTAGGCCCTTGGCCTTAAACACTGAGACGTCGTCCTCTTTGTCACATCCGAAACACAGACAGAGGCTCCTATCATGGAACTCATATCCGGTTACCTCGTGAATATAGCCTTCACCGTCGATAACGGCGACACAGACACCAGATATCTTGAACTGATCTCTATTACCACAATTAGGACAGATCAGGTCTCTAGCCATTCCTCTGTCATGAGGATATGGCTTCAGCTTGAACTTGTTAATTAACTCTTTTACATCATTCATTATCCCTCCACGTCATTGATTAACTTGGCTATTTCCAATCGCTCCTTCTTCCAAGATTGATCACCTTCGAACTTGGGCATCGGCAATTGGCTCAACTTGAACACAGTCTGTATAATTCCCTTACCACCACCACCGAAGACCATCGACTGGAATGGGTCAGCTAGGAAGCCCCACATGAAGCAATATCTAGCTACTGCGTCAATAAAGTCAGCTTCCTCGGGAGTCGGGGTACGATAATAATTACACGCAACTGCCTGGAGTAGAGGTAGTCTACTACAGAACTTATTGGGCAGGTTATTCGTGATCCACAGCCAACCTCCAGTTGGTTTGATCAGCTGCACTATGCCCATGGCCAGCAGCTTCATGGATTCCTCGCCGTAACCATCACAGGCTACGCCGTCGAATATTCTACCGGTATTACCGTTAATCTTGGCTAGTTCGGCGTATGTGACTTTCTTGACATCGCCATCCTTCTTGCTCTTGGAAACGGTCCTACCGTGCCGTTCAAAAGCTATAGTCATCTCACCTTTATCACCGTTATCCTTGAAACCGTTGGTTTCATAGATAAGGGCATCAGTCACGCCTGCTAAGGGCTTATCGATGAGGAGATGCTTTGTGGTATGATGCATGTCTTCATGACCGGTAGCCTTTTTCCAGGCCACTCGGTAAGCTGCGACTTTATCGTAATCGCAGGTATCGCCCAAAATCTTGGCGACTTCTGCATTGCTCTTATCCTCATTAAAGAGATCAAAGATGAAATCCTTGAGCGTGACGCCCGGTGCGACGAGTGTAGTCATGTGTTCTCTGAAAAAGACACCCCCATGGGGTTACCATGGGGGCTTTGTGGTTTGTGTAGTTAACGATTAATTGATACAGTAATACGCAATTAATGATTAATTACGCGAACCGGCACCCTCGACCTTGAGCGGGGTAACGGAGATCTTGTCACCGTTACGCAGCACGGTCGTCCCGGCAGCGATATCGTTGTTCAGACGGACCATCTTGCCGGCCGGATCAGAGCCCTGCTGAGCAAGGAACTGGAACAGCGTGACGCCCGAAATAGCCTGCACTGGCTCAGCGAAACCTGAACCGTCGTTGTTGATGTACAGGACCTTGATCATCTCCACGGCACCCTCGACCTTGAGCGGGGTAACCGAGATCTTATCACCGTCACGGAGAACGTAGCCGGCATCGGCCAGGTTGTTGTTGACGCGAATCATCTTGCCGGAAATGGAGATATCACGCTCAGCGATGAACTGACCGAGATTGGTACCGGCCGCGAAAGCAACCGGGTCAGCGAAGCCTGCACCATCATTGTTGATGAACAGGACCTTACCGCCTGGGGTCGTCGCAGCGACCGGGGCCACGGCTACGACGGAAATCTGAACGAAGTCACCGTGACGCACGGGGCTGCCGATGCTGGCCTCGGTCCCGTTGACGCGCACGACTGAGCCACGCGATAGCGACAGTGCGTTCAGCAGATCGCTGACATTGGTGACATACGAAACCTCGCGAACCTCGCGGTTGCCGTTTAGTTCGAGAGTGATGGCGATAGACATGGTTATTCCTTTTTAGCTAATTTGATGGTTTGATCAAAGAAGCTGGTTAGTGATTCAGCGTGGGTTACAATCAGTATCTGTCTTCCGGTACTCCCGGAAAACTGCTTTAATTTGAGTAACAATTGCTGCAAATGCACAACGTTACTTTCATCTAAATGGTTCGTTGGCTCGTCGAGTATCAACAGTCCAACTGACCGTGCGAAGGTATCGGACATCGCCAGCCTGAAACTAGTACTGGCAACAATCTTCTGACCACCGCTTAACCGGTGCGCCGGTAGCTCAAAGCCACTACTGAACTTGGCTTTAAACGACAGGTCGCCATCCAGGTAGAATTGAAACGGGGCCTCCCAGATCGACATGTAGTGCGCCATGCGCTTGTTGATCTTATTGGCATACTCCCGCATCATCAGAGCCGGTAAGCCGTTAACGTGAACGACCTCCCTGGCTCTTGAGCACAGTGACGACCACTTGGCGGCATTGCGCTCGTGGTCGTACTGCTTCTTCAATTGATCCACGGAACTCCGGAGCTGGATCAGCTTGGCATCAGTAATGCCAATCTTCGTAGTTAGCTCGTTCCGAGTTTGTGTCCGCGCAGACAATAACTCAATCTTCAGTTGAGCCTCTTGCAACTCAGCTTCGGACAACTCGAACTTGCTATCACTGACCTTAAGCAACAAATCCTTGAGCCTTGTAACCTCTGACGTACAAGACGCTTGGGCTGCTTGCTTAATACGAACCTCAGACTCCGATTTCTGAACTTGATCCTGTAGTGCCCTGAATTGCTCCACAGCCTTCTGGAGCGCTTCTATTTTATCGGTACCTACATCTGGGGTGCTGTCCAGCTGGGCGCGAATAGCACTCAATCTGGCATGACACCTGTTATAGGTCTCCCATTGCTGTGTCAGCGCATTCTTGTCTGACACGAGCTTGTCGTATTGCTTCTTAGTCGCCTCAAGCATATTGATGACAGCTGTCATCGCGGCTTTACGACGCTCTTCTAATCGCTTCGAAATAACTGCCAAATCATTCTGCGCTTCAGCTACTCTTTTGGCTTGATCACTTTTGATCTTCGCAATCTCTACTTGCTTAACCTGTGCTTGGCGCTTCAACTCGGCGTCGTCGAAATTATCAATGGGACGATGACACGTAGGACACTGACCACCGGCGAACGTTTCGAGTTCGTGCTTGATCCGGTGGATGTCAGCTTCTATAAGTGCCAAATTGGGATCATCGCGTCGAAGCTCCGACAATTGCTTCGTCAGCTCCTCGACTCTTTGAGCGAGATCCTTATCTTCGGGCGTCTGCGGGAGAGGCGCTTCTTTACCGATAATAGCCTTGAGCTTAGAACGGGTTTCTGAGAGCTTATTGATTAGCTCATCATGACTACCCAGTTCAGCTTCTGGCTTCATCTTATTGGATTCAAGATTATGGCGCTCGCTATCCAATAGTCGGCGCTGTGCTGCTGTAGCCTTGGCTTGATCCAGCTCCTTGGCCTGCTCGGCTGCCATTGGCTGCATCGCTGTGAAGCGCTGCACAATAATGGCGTGCTCATCCTTGGCTATACCCAGAACCTTGTCGGACTCTATATAGCGCTGCTGCGCCAGGGAAAGAGCCTCTTCGGTTTGCCGTTTAGCTGATGCGCTTTGCTGAGCTATTCTGTAATGCCTCAACCTCTCCTCGTACTTCGACAATTCCAACAGCTCGTCCTCAGTGAGGCGGAGCTGTTCCCGTAATTCGTTGAGTTCCTTGGTAACGTCTTGGCATGCTCCGGCGGTAACCTGTAATTGCTGCTCCAGCCCAGTGGTGACGCTTAGCGAGGAGATCTCAGTGGACAGCAGGGTGTATACCTCAGCGGCCTTGGATAAGCCGAAGGTGTCCTGGAACTCCCGGAGTCTCTCGGTATTGGTCTTGAATAGAATGGCGTCGATATCGTGTTGGGCGATGAACACGTTGTTGAGCAACGCATCCATTCTGGTACCGAGAAGAAGCGTGAGCTTCTCCTCGATCTCAGCCTGCCGACTAACGGTTCCACCGGGAAACTTCAATTGCTGCCGCGACGGCTCTAGAACGCGCTTAACCTCGTAGCTGCTATCCCCGTGGGCGAACGCCAACGTAACTGATCCAGTACGTTCGCCCAAGGTGATATTGTCAGCTCGTGGTCCTGACGCGACTGACTCACCGGTAACGGCAAATCGAAGCGCATCGAGTAGCGTCGATTTACCACTGCCATTAGGCCCTAGAATACCGGTCAAGCCTTCGCTGAACCGGATATCTACGGACTTCAGGCAGCCCCAGTTTGTCGTTTGTAATCGCGTCAAAATCACGGGTTAGTTGCTCTTGATCTTCTGGGTCAAGAGAACAGCATTACCTTCAGAAACCGGGCTGTCAACAGTGCCGGCGCTGCCATTGATACGGATGTCGAAGCCGGTGCTGTCAATGCCTGAGGCCGCTAGGGCATCACGGACCTTGGCGCCCTCGGGGAGGACGATGGAACGGATGGAGGTGCCGGGGAACTTGCCGATGGTGATATTCATGGGATTCTTTCTTACGAACGGGTTAGGATAGCTGGGGGAGTTACACCAAAAATTGTCTCTTTCGGCATCTGCTCGACCTTATTGGTCGTGTCAGAATACCAATTGAACCAATTAATGAAGTTCCACACCGCGAGACCGCTAACGATCTCGGCAGTGGAACCAACGGTAATTTGTGATCCACAGGCACTGACAACAACGACTTCTTCGTCGCCGCAGAGCGTGGACTCCCAGAATTTGACGTCATCAGGCGAGGTTGGGCGCACCCAATAGGTCCTGCCTAGGTCGATACCCATGCGGGTCTCGAACATGACTTCAATAAATGGCTTATACCTAATCGCGCCTTCCCAGATCTCCTTCCGGGAAGACATCGTATCGGTAAGCAGGAATACAACGGAACCCAGCGCGGAACGACCATTGACGGCCTCGTTGTGCTTGGTCACGTCTAAATTGGTCTGGGCCTTGATGAGATCGGCTAAGGCGTCTACCTTGAACTTGCCGATATCATTGTTCCCATAAATTTGATTCGCAATATTGTGGGACTCGACCTTGTCGAAATCCCAGATATGCAGGTTCAGGACACCGAGCTTGGCAAGGGCCATGGCAATACGACTGCCAGTGGCACCTACGCCGATTACATCGATTCTGGTATTGTCGAACTTGACCGGTGAGAAGACCTTGAGATGTCGAATGGTATCAGTGAGATTAGTCGCCATGATGGTAGCCAACTAGCGATGGCTGTCCGTAGTGACGAGTGCTATTCGGAGCAAACTCCCCGAGACGCCTGAATTCCGACGGACCACGATGGGGATCCGTAAAATTACCGACGGGATACGAAATAGGAGTGCTCTTATTCGCTGAATACAACGATTCGACGAGGCTCTCGATTTCCTTGCCCCAGTGTTCCTTGCGGTCACCGAAGGTGGTATAATCGATTTCCCAGTCGATATCGTTGATGACCATATCGCGCTCGAACCAATACAGATCGAGCTTCATCTTGTGCTTCTTATTGACGATACCCCGAAGGACCCAGGGATACTCGTACTTGTCGCGGAAATCGATGGTCTGCTGCTCATCCTGTCCGGAGGGCATGACGTCCATGTGGACGTGACTATGGAAATAGCCCCGGAGGTTGTTGGCTCGCCACAACGTGGGATCAACACCAGCAGCTTGGTCCTCGGCAATCAATTGGGTACCCAGCATCGACAGACCCTCGGATGTCAGCTCCGTAGTCGTCGAGTGAACCTGCTGCTTGAACAAGTAGACGTCATCAACGTAGATGACGGTCTCATTGGGTTCCTTGACCATGCGCGCCGTAGTCAACCAACCGACTTCGGTGTTGACTAAGTCAGTTAATGTCCACATGTCTACTGCTGCCCTAAACGAAACCTTTACCGATGGGACGCCTAGTACAGTGGTCTCGAACTTGTGCGGATTGAACATCAGAATGCTGCCTCTGGAACTGGTGTAGTGACGTCTTCTTCGGTACCATCTAACATGCCATCATCAACTGTCGCTCTGGTATCAACTTCAATGGTGCCATCGGTCTTAACTGCTTTCGCGAGGCGCTTGGCTTCAGCCTTCGCTGCGGCATCTTTAGCTTTCTGCTTCTCCGATAATGGCCAGCAATTGACCTTCCGGCCTGCTGGGTCATCGACATTGCAGGTCTGGAGAATGGCAACTACTAGCTCAATAGCATCCGCTAATTGATACTGGGCAACGAGCTTCGGTAGAACCTCTTCCATGTTGCCGAGGCACATACGGCCATTGGCGAACACATGTGGGCCATGCATGTTGCTCTGCAATCCATGGACCTGGCGATCCAAGTTCGTTACAACGACGTTGTACCGCTTGATATCCAAGTGAATCATCATCCGACCGACTTCGTGTTCGATGCTCGTCCGGGGGTCAGTGACGCACAGCGTGTTGGTGCGCACCGTGATGTTACCGTTCATCATCTTAACGGACTTAATCAACGGGTTGGCTACGAGACGATCGTACTCCGAGGCGAACCGCTCGATATTGAATGCGTCATCATTGTCTAACGCAGAGAGATCCTTGAGGATACGCTTCTCCTCGCGGATCTGCACGACTACGTCACGATTCAGATCGTGAAGGTGGCTTCTGACACTTTCCAACTCGTTCGTGAACTCGCGGACCTGGAGGGCCTTACGCTTCTCGACTAAGTTGACGTAATTGTTGCGCATAACCACGGGATCATCGACTCTGCCCTTTGCGGCAGCATAATTGGCGGCTACGAACTTGATGATCTCACCGAAGATATGCACTTCTGGGGTGCTATCGGTATGACAGAGATCGGCGTAGATATAGAGGTTACCCTCGTCGAAACACGCAATGGGCTTGTCGGCCGGTGACTCCGGTGAAATGACGTTGACACCCTCGGTCCAGAGACCCGCTGACATACGGTCGCCCGTTGGCAGTCTGTGGCCCCATAGAGTCCGTGGTGGGTTATACGCTTCCTCGTCTCCGTTTCGCGGTTCCGGGCTGCCCCAGACGTGGACCTTGAATACGGTTTCAACGGTATTGTGTGCGACACAGCCGTATTCACCGTGAGGAACGTCGATGACGATATCGCGGTTGATAACGGGGACCAACGTGTTCTTCAGGATCTTCGGCCACTCGACACGGTTCAGCATACCGACATCGCCACCACGGACGACACCCCATTGGATCAAACGAACCGAATTAGGATCAACAGTTGCTACGGCTTTGGAGCCATCGCGGAACACAATATTGGCGACACGGTATGTTGCAGCTCCGGATTCTACGATATTGGTACCGTTGACTCTACGACCGGATTCACCGATTTTGACAAGTAATGCTTCACGGGCAACGAAGTGGCCACCATATTGTGGCTCACCGTAGACCCGAAGACCGATACCACGGAGTTGCTCGCGAGTCATTTCCTCGGAGCGAACTAAGACTAGATCAGGCATTGACGGATTCTCTCTTTTTTAGGAGTACATCGACTGGGTTAGAGGTTGGTTCAAGGAGGTGTAATAAGAAGCTATGTAGTTCCGGCTCTTTGTCGGAACTTACTAATGTATTTAGCAATGCTGGAATAGAGATGTCTTCAGTATCCTGAGAGATCTCTAGTTCTTCAGCATCTTGGATGTCCAAGACCTTGTCTCGGTGGATGATGGCCTTTCGTGTTTCAACGAATTGTTTGTAGATATCACTGAAAGCAGAATTCAGCTCCGGACTATGGTGGATCCAGGCAAATGGTAGGAGAGGGCCAGCTTCTTCTGAAGCACACGCCTCAGACAGCCAGCTCTGGACGTCAGCGAGACCTTTTTCGTCTACGACGACGAACTTCTTGATATGCCTAAAAGCCATGGGGTGCCGGTAATATGACAAATCGTCATTTATGACGATGCAGCTCTTAGGCCCGATCTGTGTGATATCCCTGGCATGACCGGAACCGGTATAGCAGGCTTTCCGGTTACTTGATAATTCGAAATCCAACGTTTTATGGATATCGCCAATTACTGTCAGTCCGAACTGTTCCGGGATCCAGTCCAAGTCACAGTTCCAGGCATTCTCGAAGCCCAGGGCTTGCCTAACGGCCTGATGGAGGAACAGGAGGCATTTCCCGTCGCTAGGAAAGAGTTTCTTCTGTGACCCCTCTAGTGAGGCCTTGATGTCTTCTTTGTGGCTGTAATCGAATCCCAGGGCCATCCGACGACCTAACTGAAACGGTTCCCCGGAGCCAACGTACTTGGGCCAGTCATGTAGGGCACTAGCCCAGGGTGTTGATTGGAGGTCATGATTGCCCTGAATGAAGTACGCTGGGACTCCAGCTTTCTGACAGCGATCCATTTGGCGCCGATGAATCGCTACGAGGTCCGGGGTAGGCTTTGTGGTGTCAAACAGGTCACCGACAATCACTGGTGGCACTCCTAATTGAAGAGCCACTCTAATGAATTCGCTGTAACCCAGCTCAGCGTCTCCTCTTACAGCGTCTATACTGGACCATATCTTCGGGTCCAAGTGGATGTCGCCTAGCGCAACCGCAATAGGCTCTGGCATAACATGTTATCCTTTAGTGGTTTATAGAAATTTGTTCTTATTTCGAGTAAGTATTATCTTTCTATTAATTTCTTAGATCCTAATAAGCCTTATAATATAGATAGAATAGATATACTTTCCATTATTAAGAACAAATTTTGGGAAAACTAAAAAAGTGTTCTTATTTCGAGAAAGTACTATATATACTTTCCATTATTAAGAACACTTTTCTGCTCTCCCCGTTCTTGCCCATCGTGGGGAGTCCTTGAACTTTTCAATAACCAATTCGTAGTCCCCATTAGTCTCGTCGATATCGAGGTTCAGAAACGGGGGTACACAGTCCTGGGTCCACACCCTGAGAGCCTCGTCCTTGGACGTCAGAAGCTCATCTACGACGCCCATCTCCTTGTACTGTTTAGCGACCTTTCCGGTATCCCGGAATTGGCTGGGATCGTCTATGCCTGACAGGCTACAGATCCCATGCTTGGTACCACCAATGACTGTGACGTACCTCATATAGAACCCTAGGTTCCATCTCCTAGGCTTCGTTACTCGTTTATACGCTGTTTCACTAATTTCCTCGTCAAGAGGAATCGTGTCGAGATACCTCCAGACGTAGTATGGGTAATCCATTTCTACGAAACGACTTAACAACCGTGATTGGGTGCGGTACCAACAACTTGGACATGCCAAGCTGCCACAGTACTTGCCGACACGACCGAAGCCCTGGAGTCCTCTGCACTCTGCTTTACTTAACTCGTCGTAGCGCTCTTGTTTATGTCTGAAGAAGCGCCACCAGTTACTGTAATTTTCGCTGTGACTCATCATCGTAGCAGTGAGGTAATAACTCATCATCTCCTGCACGGTGTCTCCGAGGAACTCCGGTTCGTGCATCTCAGGCCTTGGCTAGTTCGGTATCCTTAAGGATCTCGTCTGCTTCGTCAGCGGCTGCTTGAGCTAACTCACCGAGCTGCTTCCGCATTTTGTCGAGAGCCTGAGCTATGTGATAATGAATATTGGTGTTAACGACCTCATTCAGAGCACGCTGTAACTGCTCGTTAGGGATACCGTGATAGTTCTTGGCACCATCGTGCCCCTGATAGTAGATGTCTAACTTTACGTGGGTGCCAGTAATCTTACCGAACCCGCCACCACCGGCATAACGTTTATTGACAAGACTGCCCCAGTTCTCGGCATCACGTATTGCCCCCTTTAATTCTTGGTACTTCTTTATTGCTGACATATGATCCTTCAAAAGTGAGGGCGTTCTCGGACACCCTCTGTGTTTAACAACCTGTTTGGTTCCATTCCTTGGTCCGTGAGTCGGTGGCATTGCCATACCAGTACTTAGCGGTACCAACTAGGAAACTAGCCCCCAACAGGGCTGCGGCGAAAACTGTTCCGTGAAACAGGAGATCCAGGATCCCCGTCACTTCGAGAACAGCTACGATAACGATGATACCTGATATCACCGAGATGATCTTCTTAATACGCATGAAATACCTCGGCCGCTAATGTGCGGAGCCAGCTACGCGGCTTAGCTAACTACGATAGTGTCCGCGCAGACACTATTGGTTCTTGCATTTCGGGGAGGTACATGTATGAACGGGTATGTTGCCGACTAAAGAGTTTCTTGGATTACTGAATAGGATTCTGGCCAACGACCCCAATGGAAGCATAGTCCCGTTGCTGCCGCTGATCTTCAGGTTGAAGAACAAGCCGTACAGCCTGGAGTATAGCCACTTCATGTTTGAGCCGCTGTATCACCTGAAAAATATACCGCGAAGGATGGTCTGGAAGACCGGAAGACAGTGTAGTAAAAGTACGTCATTGGCTGCGTCGCAGATCATCATGGCGGCGCTTATCCCACACTTCAACCAGTTGACCGTTACCCCACTGTACGAACAGGTTCGGCGGTTCAGTCAGAACTACGTCAGACCGTTCATCTCTGGCTCACCATTTAGGGACTCCTTGTTCAGAGGCGAGTCAAACATTGACAACGTCCTCCAACGGACGCTAGCCAATATGTCGAGTCTGTTCTATGGTTACTCACAAGGTGACCCCGATAGACTCCGTGGTCTGAACCTTGATGCTATTCTAGCCGATGAGGTCGCTGACTTAGACACCTCGGACTTACCAATCATAGAAAGTGGTATGTCTGCAAGTCCCTATAAGCTCGTCAAATATACTGGAACTCCGAAGACCTTCGATAACACACTCAGCCTGCTCTGGGAAGACAGCTCGCAAGGGGTCTGGCATATACCGTGTCACAACGTGAGTTGCGGTCACCTGAACCGTGGTACTGTCCCCGGCGATCTCCTGGAGATGGTCGGTGAGACCACGCTGTCCTGTGCGAAATGTAAGAAACCCATTAATAGCCGTCTCGGACGGTTTATCCATGACTTTCCTAGCCGCGTCAAATCATTTGCTGGCTATCATGTTAGTCAACCCATTCTGCCGATGCATTACGATCTGCCGAAGAACTGGAGAATCATAACAGATTTCAGAAAGGAGAAACCTGTATACCAGTTCTATAATGAGATTCTTGGACTGGCCTTTGACAGCGGTTCTAAACTAATTACGGCAGAGGAGTTGAGAAATGCCGCGACAGCACTTTCTGTACCACCGGAGTTAACCCATACGGTTCCGTCAATCATGACAACCATCGGGGTAGACTTCGGTGGTAAGGGTAAAGAAAAGTCCTCTGACACGGATGACTTCATTAGCAACACAGCAATTGCCATAGCCAATCTGACTCCTACCGGAGTCGTGGACATCTCCTGGTATTACAAGACTCCATATACTATGGACATCAATGGCGAAACAGAAGTGATTGTTAGATCAGCAATGGCAAGCCGTTCTGCATATCTAGCTCTGGATGCAGGCGGTCAAGGCAACGTACGGGAGAGTATGATTCTATCGGCCGGTTGGCCAGCTGACAAAATAGTACCGTTTACATACGCGGTAATGGCCAATAATAGACCGATCGTCTACTACAATCCTCCACAAGTTCGTGGCGTCCGCTCCAGCTACACACTAGATAAACCCCGCAGTCTACTCCTACTCTGCGAACTAATTAAGAGAGGCTTAGTAAGACTTCCCAATGACCCGCGATATCTTGATGATCATCTCAAGGATTTCCTAAACATCATCGAGGAATCCACTGATAGCCCGAGTGGATCGCCAAGACGACTTGTTAAAAGACTGTCACGCCGTACAGACGATATAGTCAACGCTACTAACTACGCTGTAATGGCGATCTATCACGCCACCGGAGCATGGCCGGATTTGGCTAACTCATTCATCCGGCCTGACCAAACTTAACAGAACCGCGCAAGGGTTTGTTTAAAGCATCATCTAAAGTCATACCGTTTTTTAATCTATTGTGTACAGTTGCATATGAATATAGCCTCTTGCGCCGCACTATTTCCATGAGGCAAAGTTTCTCGCCGTTATAGTCGTAATATCTATTTTTCGTAGTATTCTGAGCTTGCTCGGCGTTTGTGGCCCACCTACAATTCAGGGGCTCGTAATTACCGTGGACATCTCTTCTATCTAATGTCAGTTCATCGCTGTATGTAGAACTCATATCTTCATAAAAATTCTCAAAATTATGCCACCGTTCACAGACCGTTATACCCCGGGCGCCGTATCTAGCATAATTTTCTGTGTTAGGCTTCTCGCAACGTTCTATCATGTGTCTCCAAATACTATAAATTCTCGTTTTGCTTTTACCGTGCGAGGTATTTCTAACAGAAATCTCAGAACGTCTTTCTGCCGTGCTCCAGTTACACCCGCATGATGTTGTATGACCGGTTGTTAGGGCTGAACCGTCTACTACTCTAATTTTTCCGCAGTCACACTTACAGATCCATTGGGTTTTACCAAAAGTCTTACCGTTACGGGTTGGAATTTTTGGCGCTTTATCTAACACGATTAATTTTCCGAATTTTTGATTATGTAATTTCAGTGGTGCCACTATTTAATCCCTTAATTACTCAAGTTTCCCATCTAGCACTGTTTGGCACATGACATCGCGGTTCTTCTGTGGTCTATACCTGTTGCAGTGCTCGCCGTAGCACAGGCTGCCGCCGGTCCAGCCGTCTGCTAATGGCTCCTTGGCATCGAATGCCTGGGCATCCCAGAACGGATTGTTTACGTCTTCCTCCCATTCATCGGGATGCTTCTGTGCCCAATTCTCAGCTTCCTCGTGACTATCGGCGGCAACGTAAATAGTCTCTTCACGGGTACAGACGACTTTGAATAGTTTCTTAGTCATTTAGGTCTTCCCATCATATCGTGGACGGCGAATTTACCGTCTGTCCTTACGTGTACGGTATCGCCCCATTCGACGTGAGACAGATTGGCGGTTCCATCATCTTCGAACGATACTAATTCGTAGCGTGGCCCCATAGTAATAATAGCCTCTTGTTGTGCTTTTGGCATCGTCAGAATGCGGCACAGATTAATCACGGTCTACCCAGAGCGGCTTGGCATAGCGCTGAGCCTGGAGGTATCCCTCTAGATCGGCTTGGAACTTGGAGATAACCTCATCGAGCCGCTTGGTGTCAACGGTGAGCTTGTTCTCGATAATGAACCGAGCCATCGTCTCACCGTCATGGAAGTTGAGATCGATGTTGTTATCCCAGATCCGTAAGCCGACGGTATTATCCCAGAACTGAGCGTTTAACCCATGGTGGTCGTCGTACATCAACTCCTTGAATTCGATGAGTTTGCTATTACGGACATCACTTAGCTGTGAGCCCAACCAGAACTGCGTCGTTGAGGCGTACCAATTGTAGTTGGCCAGCGCGTTAGTCTCCAAAATGAGTGTACCGAGTTTCTTATCGAATATCGATTGGAGTTTAAACCGTCTAGCGTAGAGGGCCTTTTCCTGCTTCTCTACCTTCCGGATCTCTTTCAATAACGCTATGCTCTTTGAAATAAGCTTAGAACGATGACTCATAGACTTCTTCCTCAACCTCGACTGGCTCCGGCTCATCCTCAGTCAGGATGGCTTGGGCTGCCTTGTGAGCGCGGATCATGTGATCCCTAGAGGGGTTGCACTTGATGGCCTCGAATACCTCGTCGGGAACGTAGAGGCTGCTGGGATCCCAGTGGTCTACGTAGTACTTCACAAGAATCGGGTCGGTCTTCGGCAGCATGCTGGGGGCGTCGATGATCGACGTGGTAACAATGTGAATGGGTTCGTCGTAGATCTTGGTGGTCATGGTGTTCCTTAGGGTTTTACTTCGGTGATCTTGGGTGGTTGCTCTTCACGGTAGACCTTCAATACCGGCACCAATTTATAGATGTAGCGACCACAGTTGTCGCCATCGTAATGATTCAGCAACTCCTCTTTCGCCCAATCCTTGGCTTGCTTCAATGACCCAGCTACGTCTTCAATGTTGACGCCACCTTCTAGTGTTAGTGGCTCATTGGAGACGATAAACATCTCGTGAGGCATTACAGCTTCTTCTCGACGTACTGTGTCTTAGCCCGTGAAATGGAGAGGATCGGGACTAGCTTGTAAATGATAGCCTCCTCCATGTCGTCGATATCACAGGAGTCCAGCAATTCATAGGCATCGCCCTTAGCGGACGTTAGATCAGTGAATACATTGAAATCACTCATATCGGATCCGCTTAAATTATCTTCGTCCGGTTTCGGGGAAGTAACGTATATCTGTGGTTTAGCCACTGTATTCCTTAGTTAGGTATTGTTCAGCTTCGGCTTCAGTAATACGTTTGACCTTGGCATTCTTGTGCCAACACTCGAATCTCCGCTCTGTGCCTTCTATCGTTTCTTTCGTGTAGTACCTGACGAACATAGGTGATACTACTTCGGCATAGAACTCATCGATTTCACGGAGATGCTCATGGAATATGTCATCGAGAATAACATCTATCTCACTGGCAAGTTCTTCGGTGACCCAGTCATGCTTAGCGCCTACAATAAAGTCTAGATTAACATGCTCCTGATAGAATATCTCGAACTCCCGGGCACCGTCCACGTTATGATAACTATGGACGATGCACCGTACAACGGCCGAGCGGGAAGCCTTAAGCGGCTTTACTGTGGGCATCTTTCCAACCATAAGCTAGATCCCACCACATGAACTCTTGATTAATCCTCGTTAGAGCCCAGCCAAACTCCCGCAGCCGCTTAGTGAACTGCTTCTTAAATTCGGCCTTCTCTTCTTTGGTCCACGAGTGTGTGGTATACCACTTCTCGGTCTTACAGAATTCGGGGTCATAGTTCAGCCCTATGACCTTGAACTGCATCTTCATCAACTCGTGTGTCAGCTCTTTAGTCGGTGGCTTACTCATACAGTGCAGCCAAATCTGTCAAACATAGCACGACCACGCTTTATCCGATAAGTCTCATTGCTATCATTTCCGTTTATAGAAATAATAGTCCAGCGCTTATCCTTGGGCGTCTCCAAATGCTGTAAACCCCCCTCGGTGCCATCCAGAAAATCTAGGGCGCAGATAAAGCCTTTTCGAAACTCATCTGAGCAGTTATCCAGCTCAACCATTGTCAATGCCCCAGCGGCCTGAGCGAGACTTTTACTCATCGTCGCCCTTAGCAGCCAAATACGCCTTTGAACGGTACTTCAAAATCAGACGACCGCCTAGCTCGTGGGCGTACTGCTCTTCCATGGGGTGAATCACGATACCTTCCTCTAGACAGTTCCCATTCTTGTTGAGGATGCTCTTCTGCTCAGCAGCCTTCTCGACTGACGGCAGACTCAGGTACTTCAGCCACTCCGATAGCTTGATATTGGCTGCCAGTACTGGTACTAGGTATGACATCATGCCGTGGTCACCGAGAACAGCGTGGATCTCATCGATGTTCAAGAACTTGTTACCGATCTTGATGTCGAAGATGTAGCCCTTGTACTCGTCGAACCCATAAATGTTGCCGCTGATACCACTGGCGCCCTTATTCGAGCCGCAGGCCTCGAAATAGATAAGAACGTCTTCCTTTTTCTCCGCGTAGAGCTTCGTGGCCAAGTTGATGAACCCATGGGATTCAGCGATCTGCCATAGCGGGTTATTCTTGTCTTTCTCAATGGTGAACCGCCGCTGGTTCACGTAGATCTTACCTTTGCGGCACAGCACAGCTGCGTTCTGACCCTCGATCTTGAGCGAGATCCAGACTTCCTTATCCATAAGGGACTCAGTGAGGTCCTTATAGCGGTTGCAGCCCTCGATATCGTAAACCGGCAGTCCTAGGGTATTGAGGGGAATCAAGACGCCAGGCGGTTTACCGTAGAGCCACTTCGTGAAGCCGTAGCCAAACAGCGTACGGAGAAGCTTCTTATGCCAGGGCCAACGCTTGGTGCGGCGATCCTGCTGCTCTGGGGTATCCTTGATCTCGTTCTTGCTCTCGGGGTCGTATTTGGTAACGCCCAGAAACTCGGTAATCTGCTCTGGCGTTGGACTTTTCTTCTTAGCCAGAAGATCCTTGATCAGGGATAGGTCCGTCGCGATACCCTGAGAGTAGGTACCCTTCAGCTTAATGGTCTTCACGCGGTTCTTAGCGTGACCCCCTAGCTTGCCCTGGAGACCCATCTTTTCGAGAACTGCATCGGGAACAATGGCATCTAGGGGGATATAGACGCACTCATCACCGACTTTGAATTGGTCTTTCAATACAACGAATGATAGGTCCATGCCTTTAAGGGTTGCCTTGACGATTCTGTCAGCACCCTTGATGGGCTCGATGGCACCGATGGTTTCTTTAGTTACGCCGAAGAACGACATTACGTGGCTCCGTTTTTCTTTTGGATTTTCTTGTTGAAAGAAGCTATTTGCTTCTTGGTTTTAGGGGCTAGGTCATTGTCATAACACAGGTGAGCGTATTGATACGCCAAATTGCAGACCTGGCAGGTTTTGCCGTCTACTTCTCCGAATCCGGCACTACAGGTATTGTTCTTACACTTCGGACACTCAATATATGGTGCCTTGCACATGGGGCACCACTGCCACAGGAATAGGGTGTAGTCAGCATCATCCGCCATTAGTCACCTTTTTAAGACCTTCTCGGCATATCGCTAGTTTCTCTAGTGCTTGATCCAGTAGAAGTAATGCCCGTTCGGCGTAGTGTATAATACCCTCTTGGAACGGTCTGCCACCGTCGATATGCGGTATCTTGCCGGCAAGTTCTCGCTCACGCTCAGTCCGCTCTTCTTTCCAAACATCTATTGCTTGCAGTAGTACCTGGTACTCACGGTCACTAACGGTTTTGCGATCGTTAAATATGGCTAAATTGGCTTGATCACAAGTTTGACGAGCCTTGACGTATTCGTCGTCAGCTGCCTCAAACAATTCGATGCGCTTGAGTACATCGCGGCGACGTGCCGTAGCGAACTCTTCTATGGTTTTGTAGTTACCGGATTTGTACTCATTGTGTTCACCACTAATATCATACGAGCCAGTTATACGGCGAAACACCTCCTGCTCGGATTCTCTAATAGCTCGCGACCATGCACTTTCGCTGACTTGTTGTTTTGCTTTAGTCATATCAACGATCCTTGTTGCGGAGTCCACTCAGGCTTTACATAGCCCAGTAGATCCTTAGCTACTTCATACCAATCAACGAATGGTCTACGGAATGCCGCTCGTTCAACGAGCGGGCACCCATATGCGGCGTCATCTATGTAAATCTCGGCGTATACCTTAGGGCTCTTTGTCCAAGAATCCTGGTCGGGGTTGTGGTTAACGCCGTAAAGAGGAATTGCCTTATAAGTAAACCAATCTACGGCGTCTTGTAGTTCCTTACCGCTACGCATGGTGTTGAGGATAAGCTTTTTACCAGCGGCAGAAAGTAGTCGTAGGACATCGACACAGTACGGGACGTCGGCGCCTATATTGGGGTACCGATGATCGACGCAGGTGCCGTCGAAATCAACGGCGATGTATTTACCGTCGTACGGCATTACCGTCGGCCCTCGCCTTGGTAGATCCACTTGGTGATGCTACCGATAATGCTCTTGGCTACGGGGGTGGCCTTATCAATTTCGGCTTGTCTCGGCATATCGCGGGTTACTCGGTTGTACTGGCACAGCGTCGTAGCGACACTCGTTACGAGAGCCTGGTACTGAGCTGCGGCATCTTCAAAATCGACGTTGTCTGACTTCATGGGTTATTCCACGGTGGGACGGTGATGGTTTTACGGGACTGACGGATACGCTTGATACGGTTCTTGTCTTTAATGCAGATGCCGGTGTAGATAATGGCCTCTTTAATAGCCTCTTTAGCTTTCTCTACAGTTCCAAGTATAGCAGCGGAGTCTAGTGGCTTGCCCCAGCAATATGCTAGGCGTATATTGCCATCTTCGTCTGTTACAAACGTACGTGATACGTATGTAGTAGACCACCAAGAGCCGCGCCTTACGATGTAGTAGTCCTCTATTGGTACTATTGAAAATGAACCTGGTTTGATCACTGTAACCCTTTAGGCATGTAAGTAAGCCGGATCCATGTCCGTGGTTTCGTCGATGCTTAGCTGGTGGTTGTACTTTTGCTCTTCGATTAACTTCTTCTGCAAATCAGTTAGGGCATTTTTGAGTCCATGGTAATTGGGATGACCGCTATCACCGAGGAAGAGTAGTTCGTCTTCCCACTTGGCAATCAGGTCCTGAATGAAGATGTTCTCACTTAAAGCGTTCATCTACTGACTCCGAGTACGGGATAGCTGCTCCTTCAATGACATAGGCATCACAGGTAAACAAATGGACTATTTTAGCCTCATAAGTACCTGGCCTAATGAGTTTGCGTTCAGCAACTGATGTGCTGAGAAATGGTTTGTTATTCCGTTGTGTCACCCGGTGTCCAACGCTAGGGACCAACAAGAGGTCTCTGACGTGACCAAAGAAGTTAATCATTCCCGGTGATCCAAGCTGAATATATAGATCGGGATCTAAGTAGATGCCGTCTTTGACGATTTTGGTCATAGCTAAAAAATAAAGCGCATCGTAGTACGTCCTAGTAAAAAGAGGCTGCTCCAAACCACAGGACACAGTACCACGGCCAGGGGCCGCAATACCGTATCGAGTGATCTGGAGCAGCCTTGCGGCTAGCTTACTTGGTCTCTTCCTCGGTCGTACCCGAGAAGGAGGCCACGCTGGCAGCACCTTCGAGGGCTACCAGCAGTTCATCTTGAACTTCCATCGGGATAGCGATAGCAGGCGTCTCTGTGGGGTCCGTGACGATATCGATACGCTTCTCCTGAATAGCCTCCGCCTTCTCGGCTGGGGCCTCAGTTACGGTAAGCCGCTTATACTCACTCAGCAGCTTCTCGTGGATCTCAGAGTACTTCTTGATGTTGAAACAACGACCGATGACGCGGTGCAACGCACCAGAGCTGGTCCCCGGGATCTCAGTGCCATGGAGCTGCATCAGCTTCACGGTAGCCTTCTCCCTTTCGTCTGTAGCAGTAATGGTTTCGATACGATCGACTTCCGCCGCCCAACGGCCATAGCGGACCAGGAGGTTCATCTCCCTGATCATATCTCTCGCAGCTTGGGACCAAATCTTTGACCGCTCATAGGGATCCTCAGGGAGCCCCTCGGGGCCACATCCCTTCGTGATCGTGTGTCCGCTCAAACCCAGAATCACCTTGACCTGACCGCCATTCCGGAGAAGGAAACCATACTTGGTATCCGGCTCCTTTATGGCTTTCGTGATCAATCCGCCGACGATCTCAGCTCGCTTGGCGGTGAATTCCGGCTTGCAGTCTTTGCTGACCTGCGGGAGTTCGAACGTGAGTATGCTGCTGTTGTTCATGTGCTTTGTATATCTTCCGCCTGGGGCGGTTGCGAACGTGACTCCGGAAATCATTTAAGAGTTCCGAAGTGTGAGATCGCTGCAAAGAAGCTTCCGAACAGTACGTGTTCAGGCCATTTACAGCGGCACATAATCTCTCGACAGTCATCTGGCTGAGCCAGTTATGTCTTCTATCAATACTGAGTACAAGTCGTGCAAGCTTGAACTCTCTGTGAAAATAGCCTGCGTCATTATGTCCCTTGCGGTACTTCGTGACGTACTTGACAATGCGGAGGATCCGATTGACAAGATCTATGGCTATTATGTTGAACACGGTACGTGCCGCTTTGAACGCCGGCATGTTACACTTGTTCAATACCACGGAACCCAGAATGTCGCCTTTAATCGTCGCTAACTTCTCCATCTGACAGACGATGCCGCAATCCTGTACCGGTACTCCTCCGAAGAGATGCAGCAGCTTAGCTGGTACACGCTCATCGAAGAGAGCAGTAGCAATTAGATTGTGAATGGTTCTATTCACCTCATTGCTTGACAACACTAGCCCCTAGACGATGTTCCTTGTTCTACGGATAATTCGTCTAGACTTGGGCCGCAGCAGGCTCTTCGTGAGCCTCCTTCAGCTTTTCTTTGATAGACTGGTGTACGAACCAGTCCTTGCCCCGTAGCCGCTTTTTCAGGCTCTTGGGCACCAAGTGGGGCGGCATCGTGCAGTACTTCCGGTAATTCTTCGCATCGAGCTGTCTCCGTCGGTGCTGGTCCTCAGCCTCGACGTTAGCCTTGAAAGTCACCGTGGGGTGCCCTCCTTTGGCTTTGCGGCCAGACGCCATCTTGCGCTTTTCGCGCTCCTTGTGTCTGGCCTTGTTGCGTTCGGTGACGTCGGGGCTGTGCCCCGTACGCTTCTTGATCTCAGCCACGGCTACTCCTTCAGAGTGACTTCATCCATCGACGGATATTGTCTGCGACATCATAGGGATCACCGATGTAACCACCGATGTATCTCTGTGTACCACTGTTGACTAGCGCATCAGAGATGCACTGCGACAGAATGAACAGGACACGCCCATCAACTGAGGCATTGGCCTTGTTCATGTTCTTGGCACTCAGTGGCGTCGGGATACCATCATGGTACCCAGGCCCCCTCGTCCTGGAGAAGAAGGCTCCCATCAAACCAGCAATGATATCCCACTCCCCTGAGGGATTGCTCAGTGGAACCGTGATATCAAGGGACTTGATGTAGGGCATCAGCTGCCCAACCCTCGTGATCTCCTTGGTATACTCCCGAGCCATATCCCATTCCTCCTTGGTAAAAGGTGGGTCCATGGGGAAGGGAGCCGGTGCAGTTGTGAAGTTTGCGTCGATGTCTTCGTTCAGTTCGGAGTTGATATGGGCGACAAGCGCCGGAGCAACTTCCGTGATTACAGTGTGTCTCATTGGTTTCCTTTGTGTTTGCAGTGGATTAAAATCTCTTCTCGAATGCCTCCTTAATAGCCTTTGCAGGCTTAAGTATATCGGCTCTCAGCGAAGATACTTTGAGCCCCAAGTACTTGGCTTCGTTGGGGTGTTTTCGCAGGATCTTCTCGGCTTTAACTAGCAAGTCGTAAACGTCTCCTATCGGCTCCAACTGATCCAGAATACTGTGTTCACACACGTCCCATGTCGCGGCGGTCACGCCGGATTCTGGTGACTTCCTTCAGGGAGAGCTTGCCGGAGAGCTTGAGGGCGTTCCTCATGCGCTTATGGGCCTCTCGCGCCGATGGCGGCATCGACGTAACGACGACACCGGGGTTATCCTTCTTCGGTGGGTATTTTGACATGTTAGTCCTTGAAGAAGCCCTGAAGGGCTTTTCTGGTGGTGTATGCGGCTTTTCTAACGGCGATACGCGGATTCAACTTGATCAGTACTGGAGGCGAATTTTTCCAACCGCAACGCTCGTATGCTGAGCCACCGTCAATCATTGCATGGTTAGGGCAGCCACAGTCTACGTAGTCGTGTCGGTACATCGAAATAATCTTCTTCTTGCACTCCGGGCATTGATAGAGATGCCCGGAATCGTTAGAGAACTTCATTTCGTTTTACTTATTCTTGTGTCAAGGCGTTTGAACCAACCCGAGTCAGTGGTATACCAGAAATCGTGACCACCAAGGGAGTAAAGGTAGTGCTGGCACAGAGAACACGGGCACGACTCCCGTGGTTCCTTTTTTGAGCCCAAACGGACATTAACACATACCCATTCACGCCTACGATCCAGGAGTCCCCGCGCTTTACGGTAGGCCATGGCTTCAGCGTGAATGGAGTGTCGTTCGTTACGGTACCCGAACTTGTTCAACCCGGTTGGATCCCCGAGTCGGTTCTGCCCCCACTCCAGTAGCTTGCCCTTTTGGAAGATAAAGCTCCAGTGCTTGAAGGTATCGGCACGGTGCCGATCAAATTCACGCACCGCGATGTCAAGGCATCGACCCAAATCCGAGTTATTCAGGACTCCTCGATCACGATGCCGTGATCAAGAAAGCTGTGTAGTCTCTCGGCGTAGTTAGAAAAGAGCCTCAGATACAGGGTATGTCCACCGTTGAGGTCCATGACATACGCCTGCATATTCTGATCGGAAACCGGTCTGTCCGCTAGTAGGAGATTCAAAACGAACTCCAGGGTAGCCGGATAGAGGTTATCACGAATACAAATGTCTGGATTCGGGCGCAGTAGCTTGACCCGGCATTGTAGTACCGAGTCAGCTACCGGTTCCTTCTCGCCGTGCTCCTGTCTGAGTCTGTCAGCCAGAAGTAGGACAGCGCCAGGCTTTCGACAGTTCTCGATTAATTGAGCAGCGATGACATTGATCTTCATTATACCTCAAACAGGGATTTGACGAAGTTCCTTAGCGGTGAGCGGGGCGACTTTGGCCATGGCGTCCCTGGCTTCCTTGCTTCCCAGCTTTGCTTTCTGGAAATGCTTGTTACGGACGCTAAACTCCTTCGGAGTCAGCTCACGGCGCGCAGAGGCGCCTACGGCGTTGATCTTGGCGTTCTCGGTTGCACGAGCACGGCGGTTAGCGTGAGCTTGACCAGGAGGAGAGGCATGAACGGACATGGAGTTCCTTGGGGAGTGAATGGTGAGACGGAAAGGTCAGCGGTACTGACCGTAGATATGCCACGGCGCGCAGTGGTAGTACTGCATCACGCATAGCGTGATGACAATGCCTAGACATAGCGCCGCAGAAAAGAGGTAGAGGTTCGGTAATCGCATCGGACTCCTTAATAGGTATTGACTGGCTTGGCAGTTATCTCTACGAGATAACCATCCGTGAACTTGGCACTGTACTCGTGCCATTCGATGTCGATGCCCTTGCGGACACCGTGATAGAACAGGACGTATCCGTGGTGGTCTATAACTCGGTATTTCCGGGAGCTACCTTGAGAGCTTTCATCGTTTAAATCGTGTCTAACCAACGTACCGTTATCCAGAATTTCGTACTGCCACAGGTTACATTCCAGGCTCTTGGTCTGGAATGTATAGTCTTTACCGTCCAGGCCGTCAGGCAGAATCCTGCGGCACCATAGATTGTCGTACATCCCCATTAGTCAGCCTTTATTTCTATGCCATGCGACTCCAGCATGGCTAGGTGTCTACGGTCGGCTTCCTCGGCGTCTAGTCGTTCTTTTTCATGTGCATTACGCAGCACCAATGTGGTGATGACTTCTCTGGACCGTTTCAGGTCCTTCTCAATAGCGGTAAACCGCTTTTCAAACTCTTCGAACTCCCTTTCGAGTTCCTCTAACTCATCACCCATTTAGACAAGTTTACCACAGACATCGCCACTGCTCTCGTTGTCACCGATCCAGTTGTCCAGTAGCGATTGGACATCGACGCGGCTGTGACCACCAATGGAGACGAAGAGCACACCGGTGCCGGCTTCTATCTTCACACCAGTGATGACTCCACGGTACATCGAATAGCTACTACCAGCACCGGGCTTGGTGCGTACCTTCGCGCCAATGGGAACCTCATCGAAGGTCCAGGGGCGGTACACCTCTTTGGGCTTAATGCGGTACTCGGTTCTGTAGAAATCGAAGTTTGGTGATGTAGCATCCATCCATTCTTCAGAAGTGCCTCTGTCGCGGCACTCTATCTTCTCACCCTCTGCATACGCGGTTACTATGTATGCTATGCTGCGAGCTTGTTTACGGTCCATATTGTTCTTTCTAGTCCGTGACTAGGCTGAGGTGATGTTCGATCTCTTCGCGTGCGATCGGTTTGACTACAGCCTTCTTAACCTTTTTCGGTCCAGGCCGCGTCACGGCGAATCTGACGATATACACTGCCCCTAGGGCGAGATGGGCGTAAATTGTTAGCATAACGCACTTTGCGGCGATGTCAGGCATCTCAGCGAGGCCGCTGAGATGGAGCCAGCCACAGGCGATGAGTAGAACGGTGAACGAAGAAATGATGTCTTTCATGGTGTTTCCTTGGTTAGTTGTCCTCGAAGTACTCGGGTACCGGCATTATGTCGGCGTGAAAACTATAAAATCCGCAGGCAGCTCCGTTAGCCATATTGCCGTTGGTGCCGTCTGTCCCATCCGAGTCTGGATACATGGGAACAGGTGGGCCTCCTACTATCTTAAGCATATCAAGATATGTCAGCCGCTTTTCTGAACGTACAGCATTGAACTTGGCTATCCACGTATCTATTTTCTCGACCATCTGCTGCGCCGCTTTTGAAGTTGCAGCTACACAGAGATTACGCATTTCGAAATCGCTATATTGTCCGTCATTAGTTATGAAGACAATGTATTTCATGTGTTTCCTAGTTAACTCCAGAGGTGTCTGAAGTATTTAGCGAACAGCAACAGGGCTTCATCGAGTTGTTTACCGTCATAACCGAAATACTCCGGTGATGCCGCGTATTCGAAGCCCTCAATCATCTTGTCTAGTATCTTGTTCCACTCGGCTTCTTTTGTGGTACCGGGGTGACTCTTTGTCGTATCCCGGAACCGCTTGAGCCGTGGTACTATCAATCGAGCCAGCGTCGAGTCCAGGTTCCACGTATCGGCGTCGCACCATCCTTGGCGCTTATACTGATTCAACAGCTTCTTGGTGCGCTTCTTAGTAGCGCCGATACGTTTGATCTCAGCAATGTCTTTCTTGACCCACTTGAACTGTGCCATTACTTGATAAGTTCTCTAATCTCACTGATCAAGTAGACCTTTGGGGCTACCCATGAGGAGACGCTATTCATGGAGGCACAAAATAGAACAGTGGCTAACACTAGTATGGCACCAGTTGGTATGACGTAAGCCAGCACCATTCCGTCTGAATCGAAGTTATCGTGGTTCTTCTCAAATTTGCTATAGGTCCTATTGATCCATCGGACGTACAGCACCGCTGACAGGACCAGTAGCAGCGAGCACACGAACATCGCGGCGCAGGAGAATCGCCCGAGGGCTACATATTGGTTACAGACATCGGGGAGCTGCCCCACGGCAAAGTCCTTGGCTTGAGTCAAATTGTTCAGCAAATCGACAAGCGCTTGCTTGCCCAGAGAGGCCAGACTACTGGCCTGTTCGACATCAGCCATGTTATTCCTACTTGATGAGTTCAGAGATGGCACGGATCAAATAAATCTTCGGAGCAATCCAAGCAGCTGCCGATGTCCAAGCACAGCCCATAAGGACAATGGTTCCGATAATAGCGCCGATAGTTGGGAATAAGCCCAACATTATGTAGCCGATATCGTCAGCACTATGTGGCGTATGGTTCTCGTGGTACTTCCTGGCGACATACAATGGGAAGCGCCAAGCAAAAATACCGAGTAGTACAGCAACGATGAATTGTACGAGACACTCGAAGCGACCGAGGGCCACGTACTGCTGACAGACATCGGGTGCCTGCCCCAGGACGAAGTCCTTGGCTTGAGTCAGATTGTTGAGAAGGTCGATAAGAGCTTGCTTACCGATGTTTGCCATATTGGCGGCTTGTTCGACGTCAGGCATGGGGTACTTCACGTTTGTGGTAAAGCTTCAAGGGCTTTGAATACGGCCTGCCAGCGCTCTGCTGGGGGCACTGAAATTGGGAGGGCTGCTAGAGCCTCTTCAACGCCTTTTGGTGGCGTATAATAGAAGTCTGCATAGGTACAATCGAAGTCTGAGTCCTCGTCCTTGACGTATCCCGGGATCTTCCGGAGATCCTCATTCCATGGACCATCTGGGGAGCGCGTCTGATCCTCGAAGTACTCCGGATAGTTCTCAAGGCAGCTCTCCAGTGATTCGTAGAACTCCCTATTTCCGCCACCGGTACGGGTGTGGACTATGATGTAGGTGCCATCCCAGTAGCACGACCGGTATCTCGGGATGTCGCCTTGGTTGATCCCGAGAAGCTTGAGGAGATCCTGGGCGTTTGAATCTTCCCCGATGAGCATTGCGAAAAGGCGCATTCCTCACCTTTCGGGGCAACGTAGTACATCATCCAGATACCGGCCTGTATTTCGATATTAGTTATCCCAGCACCGAGCCAATGACCGTTTGAAAGGCCATATACAATGGTGCCAATCATGCAACCTATACTGACCTGTAATGCTGACTTAGTTATTTGTTTCACAGAGCCTTTCCTCGTTTTTCTACTTCGTCTATGACCAACAGGGTCATGGCGTGCATGTCATAGACCTCCCCGTAACTGAGCGGCTTTCCGGTGTACGGATCGTCCATGCAGTACGAACCAGCACATCTGAGGATACAACGGATGCCTCCAGTTGTTCCGGGCTTATAATGCCAGTTGATGGGTTCGTGTGTTCTATGGTCCCGCAGCGTCTGGTTCATGCGCCGGACCATATCATATTGAATCATGGTGCTCTCATCGGTTCCCAGAGGAAACGCGATGGGACCGCCATCTTCGACGTCTTCTCTGATAACCATAGTTACTCCTTGGGTTTACGTAGATCGAGCATCTGGATGATAGACAAGCAAATAGCCATTGGCAACGTTTCATGGTGAACCATGGCTACATCATCTACGTCATCGTGAAGAATATCTACGGACCATACACCGGTTTGCCCCATACAGCCAGTACAGGTAGCTATGACAACGTCGTAACCACGCTTGCGCATGATTTCGATAAGCTGCATGGCCTCACCGACATTGGTTAGTGGCGACCACGGCGCACTTTTATCAACCTCGTGGCGCTCACCCCAGAGATACCCGCGATATGCAACTAAACAACTATCCAGCAACTCTTTATGCAGTCTGTGTTCTATTTCGGTTATCATCGGAATCCTTGTATTTGTAGTGGAGGCTACCGGTTTGCTCGGACAGACAGAAGTCGTGTCCGCATTGGAGGCAGTGATGCTTGAACAGCATCGGGTTCATCGGCAGTATTACTCCAGTGAACTCGATATGCCCGTCAAAGCACTCCGGGCACTTGTAGCACCGTTTAACCAACTCCACGGGCTGGTCATCATACGGTGCCAGCACGTTGCTTCCTATCCTGTAATACCAGGAGTGCTGCACGACAAATAGCTGATGGCAGCGACTTATCGTGGGCACAGATGGGGTGCCTGGTATCGCCCATGTTAAAGGCGACATCCCAGAAGAGTCCGAGATCCGTGAGAGTGACGTACTCCCCTTCTTTACGGAGCTTCTCAAGAACCAACATAGCGTGGCCTATTTTGGTAGTCGGTCTGAACTCATCGACAAAGAACCTGCCGAGTTCGCCGTCTTCAAGGTACGTGTGGGTGCATAGATCCAAGAGAGTGGGCTCATGTTCATATAGGTTAGCGATTTGCCAACCCATGACGTGTACACCAATCGTCGAGTCATTGTTCAAAGCAACCGTAATCGGTGTGAACTTCTCTACTTCAGCCTCCACTGGCTAATCTCATTAAGATGATGTCAGTCATGCGCTTATACCTTTCCTTTTGCTTCTCCGTCGGCTTATCCGCTAGGTTAGAAGCCATATCCCTGAGTTTGACTACACCGGCTAGTGGGCATGCCACCAGGGAATCGATGTAGTCCGCTTCTGTCTTACCGGGCCACTTCGTAATAGCCCTAACGGCTTGAACGATGTGTGGCGGGAATACTTCAGCTAGAGCCTCACAGCTTACTGGAGTATCTTCAACGATATCATGGAGCCATGCGACGCAGCGCTCGTTGTTGTTGCTACAACGATTCGCTACGTCTTCTGGGTGCTTAATATATGGGGTAACACCGTCACGACGGTATTGCCCGAAATGGCCAATAATGGCTATGGCCCGAGCCCGCTCCACCATTCCGTCATTAACTTCAAAGGTCATGTCGTTCCTTAACAGAGGTTTTCAAAAGCACAGTCCACCATCAACAAGATGGCAGCTAACTCCTGTTTGGTGTAAAAGATGACCGGCTCACTGGAACAGTTCGAGAACCGACGCAGCGGGAAGTGAGTTATTTCGAAGATCCCGTAGTCCCTTCGATGGGCCACCTTGCAGTTCAGCTCAATCTGCTCGTGCTCAGCCCACGACTCCGGGGTACGCTTCCATTGCTTCATCAGCATGGCTTCCTGCTTCTTCTGCCTGGCATCAGCGTACTTACCGTGGCCGTAGTACTTGTCGATTCTGGGCTTCTGGTACTTCTCCATGGTCTCAATCTCTTCAGCGGTCTTACCCTTTACCGCTTCTAGGTTCCAACCGGCTACACCGCTGTGGAACAGATTCCACAGACAGAAAGCTTCGACGCGTTGGTGATCATAGGCGGCATGGTCGCCCCAACATGTCAGGTAGTTCATGGCTCTACCGGTCTCTTCGACGATCCGGTAAACCATCTCTTCACGGGTCCGCTTCCTGTTGTACCGCTCAAGGTGTTGCTTCCGCAGATCGACATCACCGCAGAGCCAGTAGCTCCAATCCGTCCTCGGCCCATATGGGTAGTACTTCAGGATATCCAGCTTGGGGAAGGCTTCCTCAACGATTTCACGCATATTCCCAAAGGTCTGTATAGTCTCAGTCATTGTTGGTCCTTATGCCGTTCTTCGGCCATGTGTACGTGCGCCGCTTCATAAATGGTGCGCCAGTTCGTTTCGATACCACCGTTAAGCATGGTAATCAACGTGGAGCAGTGTTTCGCGAGGTGAATAGCAACCGCCTGCTCCTGGCGATACATCTCAGCGGCTAAGTCACCTTTCGTAGTGATCCTAACGAAGTTCTGATTCCTCATCCCGACTTACTTTCCAATTCTCGTACCATGAGTTTGAACATATCTCTCCAGGCATTATTGGTCATGCCAGCAATCTCTCGGGCTCTGCTGTCACTGATACACCCGTCGTGGGCCAGCAACATGAGGGTACCGACGTAGCGGTCTCGCCATGCCTTATCCTTGACTATCAGGTTGTAGCACAGCTCCTTAAGGGAGTCCTCGGAGTGCTCATGGAGTTCACCGAGTTCTTCACGTAGCTCGCCGTAGCGGTTAATGGCATTGCCGATCCAACGCCAACCCTCGCTCAGCGCAGGACAGTTGTCCTCGCCGTACTTACAGGTACCTTTGTGCTCCCCGAAATTGCAGTGCGACAAATGGACTCCAAAGTCCCGGAGCTTCTCCTCGTTTGGGCACGGGGGAGTCATCTCAACGGGACCATGGTTGTCGGACTGTGTATGTTCAGAGAACAGGGCACCACAGTGGCAGACGGCTTCGTTCTTCTTGGCTTCGTCACGCTCTTTAGTGACCTTAGCTAGCTTAATCTTCATGTTCTGGATACCGTTCATGACCCACTTCCACCGTACCTCACGCTCCTCCGGTGGCTCGCCTTCGTAGATACAATCGTAGGCTTCAGTGGTGAGACGGCTCACTATTTCATCGCGTTCAGCTTGGTGCTTAGCCCACTCTTCGCGACGGATCTTTTCAACATCGGATTTCTGACACGCTACCCCGTCAATCAGGGCGTATGCCTCTTGCATGACATCACCGATGCTGGCACCATTTCCGCTTTCTAATGCGTCAACTAGTCTGTCCAAGACTTCTAATGGGGAACTCATAGTCATCGTACTCCTTTGTACCGTTACAGATCCAGAACGCCTTTTCCCCGCACGATGCCGGGACAAGGTGGGATCCTCGTTTACCGCATCTGCTGCATGTCGGTTCTGGGCGCCACTCCACTCCACCGCTACGGCGTTTACCGCGTTTAGTCATTTACTATCAACTTCACAATTTGATCCTTGTTGCACATATGGTTCGAGGGATCGTGGGGATAGGAGCCGTCGGGGTTAGGGCACGTACAAAACGTGGCCAACTCCAGGGCTTCTTTGAGCCGATCATTCTCAGCTTTCAGCTCCCGTAGTGCATCATTAGCTGAGGCGACACCCATGGCATGGACAATAGTCAGCGCCTCTGGGTCGTTCTCAGCTCGAAGCCTCTGGTTCTCCTCTTCGAGAATCCTGATCTTCTCGCGGTAGTTCCTGACGATATCGATGAGGTTATCTGGGTTTGGCATGGTGTCCTTAGGGTTGTTTAGGCTCCTCCTTGCTCGGATGGGCCTAGTAGGTGTCCGTATCCGATGGCTCGAATATGTGAACGCAGCCATTCCTCTTCGTTTCGGTGGTTACTACAGAGGAAGTGAGAGACACCATGTTCGCACTTAGGCTCAGTGGCATCCTCTAATTTCTGTACCGCCTGATCACGCTCATGCCAAGCGGCATCAGCATGTTCATGGCACGATGTCAGAGCGTCCTTCAGTTCCCGAATCTCTTGCTCGGCCGCTAAGAGCTTAGTCCGGGCTTCATCACGTTGATCCCTGAGGCTCTGGTTGACTCCGGCCCAGCCGGCAGCATCCAAGAGGGCTCCATGGAGCATACCGGAGAGCATCATCTCCCGAGCAGTGGCTCTGCCGGGTTCTCCTATAGCGGTGTCCATGCGAGGCTCCATCCGAGGTGAATCAGTCTGCACAGGAGCCCAATGGCGAAGCTGGCTCCTATAATACCGATCATTCCGGTTAGGAATGCGGCTGGTACGAGGTATAGGTATTTCATGGTTACTTCGTAAAGGTGAAGCCGCATTCACGGCATCGTAGGGTTATCTCTGTGGGGAAATCGGTACCGGAATCGGTCTGCTGGTAGTCGGCTACCTTGAGCTGTATGTTCTTACCGTTGCACTTGTTACAGCTCACGGTGAATCCCTCAAAGGGCTGTTGCCCATTCTGGTATTCATCCATGTCCGTTATGTTACCAGGATCTTTGAGGGTTATGCCCCGTTCCTTCATGTACTCAAAGAGTTCCTGCGGCGTCATCGGAGCCGTTCTCCTCACGGCAGGACTTCAACGATCTCAACGTCACCACGGCTGTACCACTTGCCGCCGATATTGACGTGCTCACCACTGGGTGACCACTCAGTAACTTGCCCCGATGTCAGTTCGCCTAGGACGCGCTTTGTCGGGCGGTCCAGGTGGACGCCGCCATAGGAGGCATTAGCGGAGTAGTCTGTTTCATAGCGATACACACGAAATAGCAACCGACTTGAACCGTGTACTTCACGGCTTGGAGTATTCATTTGATTAACATCCTTTTATATAGACGTAGTTCTATCTTTGGTTTCAACGCAGAAATACGATCTTCATCCAGAGCCTCGAATACTGTCTTTCTGGTAAGGTGGATATCGTCCCAGTCCTCAATGCCTAGCACGTACACCCTGTTGGTGTCGTCCTTCCAACCGATATAGTTTACATATCCACCATCAACGGCGTCCTCCACATGTGCTATGTCAGAGGCCTCGATGAGCTTTACTACTTCGTTAAGAGTAAGCTTTTTCATCTGTGTTCCGAGCTGTGTTCCAGGCTATTAGCCTCGGCGTTGTTCTTATTTGCTAGGCTTTCTAAATAGGTACACCCACCAATAGACAGAATCACTAAGGCGAGGCCAAGGGCGAACATCAGGCATCCCTTACCTTCTTCAACGTCTTTGCTCATTTAGTCCTTAAAGCTTTATGTAGAAGTGATACACGAGATCACCAGCGATACCGGTTATGGTACCAATGTGGTGGAGTTGCTCCTCTTCCGGAAGAATGGCCCCTGTAGAGAACATGAATACCGGCTGCCTCTCCGTGTCCTCTGGATCGACTTCACACCATATCGTCGGCATGCCGTCACGGAGCCCACAATGGAGTACCTTAGCGCTGATCGGTATGTACCCATCGTAGAGGGGGTACCAATGTATTGTCCTCATTTCTTGTCACCGAGCTTTTCGAGGTAGCGGTTTTTGAGTTCCTCTACCTCAGCTAGCTTCTCATAAAACTCTTTCCATCCAGCCTTATCACGGGCCATCCAACCGGCGTAGAAGCATCCGGTAGCCATGAAGAGAACACTGAACCACTGCGAGAATGAGCTTGAGGTGTCAGCCACTTGCTCGATCACGTTGTTTCCTTGGCTCGGGCTTCACGTCGCGCAATATGACGCTCAACCATGTAGATACCGTGGCGGTTCGACATGACTCGCATGTTGTGCTGCGCTAAGTTGATAACTGGAATATACTTACGCAATTCCTTTGGTTTTGATACAAGGCGCTTTAGAAACGCTAATTGATACGGGATTGGGTCATTTAACATTTGCTCTCCTATTTAAGTCCTTACAAACAGCTCTAGCCGTTTCTTCGGAAGTATCTTCGTAGACAACCACTTCGTTTATATCCACTTTAATGAACTGGATGCCTTCAAAGGTGTACCACGGTAGGTACGCTGGATCGCCTCTAATAACCCTGAATAAGTCCTTGCCTTTGGACTTATTCGGGGTTAGGCCGACAAAGTACTTATTCGGCATGGATGGCATTACTCGCTATCCTCTGACAGGCATCGGCACGCTCGTAGTCATTGCATACCGTTGTGTGGTGCGCAATCCTGAGAAGGGCCTGTTGGTAATCATGCATCTTCTTGGCGATCTTCTCGGCATCTTTACCGACTACACGGAGATGCGCTAGTTCTGTGCGCATCTTGTCAGCAAGACGAACGGCTTCATCGCGCTGTGTCTTCAGGTCGTGAATATTCAAGGTTAACGAGTTCAGAAGCTTGTCGTTGGTAACGAACCATAGGCTACCAAAACCCCCCTCTACAGCTTTTATAACTTTCCCAGTGAACTCCGCCAGTTCCTTCTTGGCTTCATCGCGCTCCTGCATGAGCTTCACGGCATCATCGTCTGAGATCTTCATGATATCATCGCGCTGATTTTTCATGCACCGATAATCATTGTTGAGACTCTTCAGTTCGGCCTCAGCTTCGGTGTAACGCTCTTCAGCGTGACGCAGCTCGGTGCGGAGCTGATCATTGTCGATACGAGCATTCTTGAGGGTCTGCTCAGTTACGGCTAATTCGTGGTCCCTATCATGGAACGAAGCTACGCTGGTATCGGTAAGCGCCTTACGGAACGCAGCAGCGTAGTCGTCAGGGACATCGATGCCGAACTCATCACAGACCTTATTAAGACTCTCACAGAACTCGACTTCGTCATGATGCAGCCCGTCAATCTCCACTTGGAGCCCAGCAGCCTGAACTTCGGCGGAGTTAGCACGATCCAGGGCGTTCAGCAACTCCGTGCGCTCATCGTGAACTGCTTCCATCCACATAATAGTGGCTTGGTTGAACTCTTCCTCTTGCTCGGCAAGTTGCTTCTTGAGCTTCTCGTTCTCCTTTTCGAGCCCCTTGATCTTGGCTACCGTTTCCAAGATGTCCTTGAGCGAGGGGCCAAATAGTTCTTCTGGAAGATACTTATGGGGATCGGCTCTAATGGCTTCAAGAATCTTAGTCGCTATGAGGCTAACGCCACCACCTCGGCACTGAGCGGCTATATCAGCTAGGGGCGTTATGAGATCGTCGTTCATATTATCCTTTGTATCGATTTCGTAGGGCGTCACGGGCTATCTTCTGACAGGCCTCGGCACGGTCGTAGTTACTACATACGTTGGACCGGTGGGCAATTTCATTCAATGCACAGCATAGAGCACGCGAATCAGCGTTCTCTTCATTGATCAACTTATCGCGTTCACTGCGAATTGCGGCGAGCTGCTTCTTGAGCGTGTCTCGCTCTCTCAGCAATACGTTGAAGTCCACGCGCAGCCCAGGCTGAGCCGCTGCTTTCTCGGCGTCGATCAACTTATTGCGATCATTGCGAACCGTTTCGAGCGCACATTTAGTATTGTGCAGCTCATTTTCAAGCGCTTCATTTTCGGTACAAAGGGACTCGTTTTGGCTCGTCAATTCGGTGTAGTACCGCTTGAACTTAT